ATGGGGCGTGTTCATCGGCACGGCCGGAACGACCGCGGGGGCGTTCGGCGGCATCCTGTACCTGAACTACACGAGCCCCATCGACTTCGTGCACGGTGGCCCGGGTGCGCACAACCAGTCGCTCTACTTCGCGGTGCAGGATTCGCAAGCCAGCGGCAACATCAGCACCATCGCGGCGAAGCAGGCGATCTACCTGCCCGATACTTACTGGTATCGGAATAACTTCGGGTTCTTGTCGAACAACGTGCAAGGGGCGGTGAACACCCCGGCTGGCTACGTGGCGTTTGAAGTTGAATCCGCTTCCGGGGAACTGACTGAGGGCGGGTGGGAAACCGAGGGCATCTGTTACATCACGACTGAGAGCGAGCTCGGGTGGTACCCAGCCTTGATCTGCGTTACTGCGCAGTCCAAGGGCGACTGGGATCGATGGGCGAGTGACCCAGACGCTACCCGGATGTCGCTCACGGCCTCGCGTAGGTGGAAGGTCATCACGGGGCAGAGCGGCACGAGGCCAATGTCTCTTTTGCTGACCAAGCACTCGCTGGTATGGGACTGCACGGGTACGGTCAGCGGGTCGGCGGGCGGCACGGTGAACCTCCACCTGCACTACCACAATGCTCCGATGGAGCATCTGGCTTCGACTACGCGCGTCGGGAACGGCTCGTACACGATCAAGTGGTACCACAACCTCGATGCGCTGTTCGTGCAGGCGTACGAGGGCGACCCGTACCAAGGCCGTAGCTCTCCCGGAGGGCCGTAAACCGTGGCCGTTTTCGACATCTGGCTAATAGACCGCGGCGCGGGGAGTATCAATCCGTTCGACCTTCGCTTGGATGCGAAGCCGAACACCGGTACTTCCACCGCCACTATTGGCCTGGATTCGAATACTAGCGGCACGAACTGCTTTTCTTTCACCAACGCCGGATCCCGGCTGTATCAGAACTCGCTTCCGCTGGAGGCGACGCAGTTCACGGTGTTCGGACGCGCAAAGCGGCTCTCCGATAACAACGCAAACACCGTCTTTTTCTGCCTGTACGACGATACTGCGGGGGACTACCTCTCCATCGAGACGTCGGCCACCGGCGACGGGTTCCGAATTTCCGGGCAGAACATCGGGGTTTCGTCGTCTATCGCGACGCTGTCGAACGACACGTGGTTTGATTTCGCGCTCACGACAAACGGCATCGACGCTACGACGCTGTACTACAAGCTGCGCGGAGCTGGGTCGTGGACCACCGTCTCGCTGGGCCTCGAAACCTTTGTAGAGACCGCGGACCGGCTTTCGTTCGCAAACTTCCCGGACGGCACCAACACGCCGAACATCGTCCTGGAAGATTTGCGGATCTGGAACTTCACGGCGCTTTCTGACCCGCAACTGCTTGCTGAAGCTGCATCGCGCACGCCGGTCATTACTTCAGGACTGTGGGGTGACTGGCGCGGGGAGAACAACACTCTCGACTCGTCCGGCAACGGGCGGCACTTCAACGGCGTCAGCCTCAATTACGTTTCGGACGGCTACTCTTCTACGCCGCAGCCCGCGAACGGCACGGTTGCGAATTCCGGGTTCGTCGGCACCAGCACGGTGTCCGTCGCAGCGACGACCGGCACGGCCGACGCTACGCACCCGGTGCTGGGCACCAGTACCGCGACGCTCACCACGACGGGTACCGCCGCTGCAACGCACCCGGTGCTGGGCGACAGCACGGCGTCCGTCGCCGCTACGACCGGCACGGCTGCGGGTACGGCGGTAGCGACAGGCACCAGCACGGCGTCCGTCGCTGCGACAACCGGCACAGCCGCCGGCGTAGTTCTGTACACAGGCAACAGCACGGTGTCCGTCGCCGCGACGACCGGCACGGCCAGCGCGACGCACCCGGTGCTGGGCACCAGCACGGTGTCCGTCGCCGCCACGACCGGCACCGCGACGGGCGTCTCCATACTGACGCGGCTGTACTACGTCATCGGCCCCGCCACCGGCTGGGTGGCTCCGTCTGCTGCGCAGATCAAATCCGGGCTGCTCGGCGGCGGCGGCGCAGCGACTGCCAGCGGCAACGAGTACGCCCCGCTCACGTCGCAGACGTACACCTTCACGGCACCCGCCACAGGACTGAGCGCGGCGACGCAGTACCGCATTGCCTTCGTCTGGTCCGACGGGACCGCCGACTCGAACGTCGACGTCAGCGCTGCGTTCGGCACGGACATCACCGGCACCAGTACCGTAACTGTCGCAGCCACGACGGGCACCAACAACGGAGCGGTCGAGGTCGCGGGGGCGAGCGCCGTCGCTGTTGCCGCCACGACCGGCACCGCTACCGGCGCGCTGGAGGTCGTTGGAACGAGTACCGCTTCCGTCGCAGCGACGACCGGCACGGCTACCGGCACGATCACCTCCGGGGCCGTCACAGGCGACAGCACGGCGTCCGTAGCCGCCACGACTGGTACCGCGTCCGGTGTTCTGGACGTCACCGGCACCAGCACGGCGTCCGTAGCCGCCACGACCGGAACTGCTACGGCAGCGGCCGTTGTCGGGGCCGCTTCGCCTGCGGTATCGGCGTTCAGCAAGCTGCAGGCGTCGACGATCTCGCTCGGCTCGTATCAGTCGTGGGCGGACCCGAACGTCAAGTTTCAGGTCACGCCCGACGGCGTAGATCCGATTTCCAACACAGTCGATCTTGCGTACTGGAACGGAGTAGCGGCTGGTGGTGACCAGTTCGCAGAGATCACGCTGACCGGCAGCGCTGGTCCGGACTACATCGGTCCTGCCGTGCGCTGTGGCGGCGGCACCAACGGCTACTGGTGGTACACGGACGGTACCAATTGGTACATGGGCGAGTTGAACAACTCGTCTTACAACGTCTTCCAGAGCGGAACTTCCACCTTCGTCGCTGGTGACGTGCTGCGGTTGGAGGCCGTCGGCAATACGCTGACGATGTTCCTCAACGGGGTCCAGTTCGGTAGCTCGTTCACCGATACTGCGGCCCCCCACACGACCGGTCGCCCGGGGGTCTCCGGCTTTAACAACAGCGGCGCTGGGTTCCGCGGTAAGGATTGGCGCGGCGGCTTCATCAATGCGCTGGCTTACACCGGCACCGCTGCGGGCGGTGTCGTGGCGGCGGGCACCAGTACCGTAGCTGTAGCGGCGACGACCGGTACAGCAGACGGTACTGTGAATTCAGCCGCGATAGCGGGCGACAGCACGGTGTCCGTCGCCGCCACAACCGGCACCGCGTCCGGTGTTCTGGACGTCACCGGCACCAGCACGGTGTCCGTCGCCGCGACGACCGGCACCGCGTCCGGTGTTCTGGACGTCACCGGCAACAGCACGGTGTCCATCGCCGCGACGACCGGCACGGCCAGCGCGACGCACCCGGTGCTGGGCACCAGCACGGTGTCCGTCGCCGCTACGACTGGCACTGCGTCCGGCGCTCTGGACATCACCGGCACCAGCACGGTGTCCGTCGCCGCCACGACCGGCACTGCGTCCGGCGCTCTGGACATCACCGGCACCAGCACGGTGTCCGTCGCCGCTACGACCGGCACGGCCAGCGCGACGCACCCGGTGCTGGGCACCAGCACGGCGTCCGTAGCCGCCACGACCGGCACGGCTGACGGCACAGTGCCGCAGCCTGGGATCAACGGCAGCAGCTCCGTCACCACGGCGGCTGTTACCGGAACCGCCAGCGGTGTTCTGGACATCGCCGGCGACAGCGACGCGCTCCTCGACGCCGTTACTGGCACGGCCAGCGCGACGCACCCGGTGCTTGGCGACAGTACGGCGACGTTCGCCACGACCGGCACCGCTGACGCCACGCACCCCGTGCTGGGTACGAGCACGGCGACGTTCGACACGACTGGTTCGGCGACCGGCTCCCAGACGACGATCTTCGTCGGGGACTCCAACGTTACGGTCGCGGCAACGACCGGTACCGCGTCTGGTGTTCTGGCCGTCGCCGGCACCAGCACAGCGTCCGTCGCCGCCACGACCGGCACGGCTGCGGGAGCCCTCGCGATTGCGGGCGACAGCGATGCGGCACTCGATGCCACGACCGGCACGGCTGACGCTACGCACCCGGTGCTGGGCACCAGCACGGCGACGTTCGACACGACGGGCTCCGCCACCGGCTCGCAGCAAGTGGTGTTCCTCGGGGACTCGGACGTCACCGTCGACGCCGTTACGGGTACGGCCAGCGCCACCCACCCCGTGCTTGGCGACAGCACCGCCACTCTCGCTACGACGGGCACCGCCGACGCAACGCACCCTGTTCTGGGTACGTCGTCGCAGAACCTCAACGCCACGACGGGCACCGCCGACGGCTTCATTTCGATCCCCGGCGGACTGAACGGGGCGAGCACCGTTACGCTCGACGCCGCCACCGGCACCGCCGCGGGCGTGGTGCGGGTCAGCGGCACCAGCGCGGCGGCTACGGCCGACGTTACTGGTACGGCCAGCGCCACCCACCCCGTTCTGGGCGCGTCGACAGCCGCCACGGCTGTCACCGGTACGGCGACGGGCGGACCGGTTGCTACCGGCACGAGCACTGCGACCCTTGCAGCCACGACCGGCACGGCGCTCGGCGGGATTGTCAAGACCGGCACGAGCACCGTCACCCTCGCGGCAACGACCGGTGCCGCTACGGGCGTCGTCATTTACACTGGCGTCAGTTCCGTTTCACTTGCGGACATCACAGGTTCCGGCACGGCGACGCACCCGGTTACGGGCACGTCCGCCAGTGTTGCGTCCAGCACGACTGGCTCCGCAACTGCGTCTCATCCGGTAACGGGGGACTCGGCCGGTTCGAGTGTTGTCTCGGGAACAACCACAGGCGGCGTCGCTCTCGTAGCATCGTCTACGGTGAGCGCCGCACCTACGACGGGTACGGCGTCCGGTCGCGTCGTCGCGTCGGCAGTTTCGACGATCTCGTTGAGCAATGTCACGGGGTCGGCGACCGGATTGGTGTCGGCGTTCCTGGCCGTGGGGGTCACAGCGGAGCACACGTACCGCGTTACTGCGGAGCGACGGGTGCACGTGCTGGCGCGAGAAGTTCGGATTTACGAGGTGCCGGAAGAGGTCCGCACCACGACGGTTGAAGTACGAAACTCGAAGGTCGCGGTTTAGGGGAACACGATGGCGGATACGTTCAAGATTGTGGTCGGGAAACCGACCATCGACAAAGACCCGAACGCGGTCCTAGACTACTCGGTAGATTGGACGGACTGGCTGGCGACAACGTCACCGGTCGACACAATCACCACGCACAACATCCTCCTGCCAGTTGGGTCCGGCCTCACGACGGTCACCAGCTCGGTAACTGGCGGCGTCGTTACCTTCTGGGTCAGCGGCGGCACAGTCGGCACCACGGAAAAGGTCACGGTCCGGATCACTACGGCGGGAGGCCGCGTAGATGATCGAACCGTGTACCTGAAGATAAAGGACCGGTGATGCACGAGGATATGCAGCATCACCTCGAAATGGCAGAGAAAGTGGGCTCCCTAAGCGCTCAGGTGGAGAGCTTGTCGCGGTCGTTTACAACGCACGCGGCGGAATCGCACATGCGTCAGGAAGCGATCCTGACGGCGATCTCCGCCTTGAAGGAAGTCCAGCTGGAAGACCCGGACCTGCACCGGATGCACCACCAAGCCCTGCAAGAATTCATCGACCGGGAGAAGAAGCGCAGTGCCTTCCTCGACCGTATCAAATCCGACGCTGGGAAGAGCGTGCTGTTTGCGATCTTCGGAGCCGTCTTGTACGTCCTATGGGAGGGCGTGAAAGCGTGGGCAAATGGACAAGGTATCCCCAAGTAGCCACCTGCACGAAGCACGTGAGTTCTGGATCCGGATGCTGACTTTCGGAGCCGCAGTGGCTATCGGTTTCTTCCTCGCGTTTTGCGTGTTCTAACCCAGTCGCTCTTGCTAGAATCCGGCCGGAGTGGGTGGTCACTCGCCTAGGGGTAAAGTATGTTCGAAATTCTTGGTGCCTTGCTGGGCGGGATCTTCCGGATCTTTCCGGAAGTCATGAAGTTCTTCGACGCGAAGAACGAACGCGCCCACGAGCTCGACATGCTGAACAAGCAGATCGAGTTCCAGACTGTGACGGGCAAGCAGAAGATGGACGAGATCCAGGCCACGTCCCAGGCTGCATACGACGTAACCGCCCTCGAATCCCTGAAAGAAGCGATCAAGGCCCAGGGCCAGCTCACCGGCAACAGCAAGATCGACGCCATCACCCAGACCGTCCGCCCGTTCGCGACCTACCTCCTTCTGGCGCTGTACATCGGCTCCAAGCTGGGCGCAATCGCCCTCGGCCTCGACCAGGGCATGAAGGCTGCGGACATCCTCGTCTCCATCTACAACCCCGAAGACCGCGCTCTGCTCGCCGGAATCCTGAACTTCTGGTTCCTTTCCCGCGTGTTTGAGAAGTCTTATGCCAAGTGACCACGCTCATCGATCCGGCAGCCATCGACCTGATCCTGGGGTTCGAGGGCTGCGAGAAGCGGCGTCCGGACGGCTCGCTGGAAGCGTATCTGTGCCCAGCGAAGGTCTGGACAATCGGGTGGGGAACGACAGGGCCGAACATCAAGCCCGGGCTCGTGATATCGCGCGAGGCAGCAGACATGCTGCTGGCGAACGAGCTTAAGAAGGTCATCGCAGGCGTGCTGCGCGCGGTTCAGCCGGCGCAGCGTGTTCGGCTTTTGATGCAACCGAAGAAGCTCGGTGCGCTGACCAGCTTCGCGTACAACGTCGGCGTGGGGGCCTTTGCTGCGTCCACCATGCGGCGGCTCATAGACCGCAACGACTACGACGGTGCAGCGAAGCAGTTCGATGTCTGGATCAATGCGGGCGGAGTTCCGCTCCGTGGGTTGGTGCGTCGCCGCGCAGCGGAACGAGCACTTTTCGAAGCGATGGAGTAACACATCCGGTAGTGCCTAGCTGCGGTGGCCTCGGTGAGATCTTGGCAGGGATCACGTAACCGCAGCAGGGGAGTTGGCTTCGCTCCAAGCTGACTCCCCACCCTAACTTTGAGGTGAAGAATGGCGAATGCACTGTACGACAAGGCCCGCGAGCGGTTCCTGACCGGGCAGCTGAACTGGTCGTCGAACACGATCAAGGCCGTCCTGGTCACGTCGAGCATCTATACGGTGAACCTGACGTCGCACGAGTTTCTGGCTGACATCGGCCCGTCCGCTCGTATCGCGACCTCGTCGGCGTTCTCCGGCAAGACGACCACGGGCGGCGCAGCTGACGCGAACGACGTGACGTTCACTTCGGTATCGGGAGCGGTGGTCAACGCCATCGTTCTGTACTACGACACCGGGGTGGAGGGGACATCTCCGCTGATTGCGTATATCGACACGGCCACCGGCCTGCCGATTACGCCGAACGGCGGCGACATCATCGTCACGTGGGATAACGGCTCGAACAAGATCTTCAAATTGTAAGGCCGTAATCCACAGCATCGTGGGTGGCGGGCCGGTCAGGTACCAAAAGATCTGCCCGGTCTGCAACACCGAGTTCGGAGCTCGGTGGGACCGGCAGGTTTGTTGCTCGCGCTCTTGCGCGCGAGCCCGCGACAGCCAGGTGTATGGAAACAACAACTGGAAGGGCGGTAAGGTAAAGGTCAACGGCTACGTGAAGGAGCGGGCGAAGGACCACCCACACGCCGACAACGGCGGGTACGTCATGCAGCACCGCTTGGTGGTGGAGCGGCAGCTCGGTCGGTTCCTGCACCCCCGCGAGCGAGTCCACCACAAGAACGGGAAGCGGCACGACAACCGCCCCGAGAACCTGGAGCTGTGGACGCTCGGACGGAAAGATCCGGCGGGCGTTAGGGTGGAGGACTTGCTACGTGAGATGATTCACCAGCATCCTGAACTGGCCGAAAAAATTCTGAAGGAACGCGACCCCGATGCCTAGCGCCTATAGTGCCCTTCTCCGTCTGGAAAAGATGGCGGCCGGCGAGAACGACGGCACGTGGGGCCCCATCGCGAATACGAACTTCGCGGACCTCATGGAGCGAGCCGTAGCGGGTATGGTTTCGCTCGCCATGGCCGATGCGAACTACACGCTGTCGGCGAACAACGGCGCGGATGACGAGGCGCGGTACAAGATACTGAAGGCGACCGGCGCAAACACCGCGACGCGCGACATCATCGTGCCGGCGGTATCGCACGTCTACGTTGTGTGGAATGCGACGACCGGCGGCCAGATCGTGCGGGTCAAGACCTCGGGCGGCGTCGCCGCACAGGTTCCGAACGGCACGGCCATCCTCGTCTTCTGCGACGGCACGGACTGTTACGCAGCGTCGGGCGCGGGTGGCGGTTCGAGCAAAGTTACCGCGTCGGCGGTGTCCTTGGGCACGCAGGTGGGCGTGCAAACTGCGTGGACGTACTACACGATCCCGACCGTATGTGCGCGCGGGATGGTGTCGCAGTTCAAGATCACGGCGAGCGCAGCAGGCAGATTCGACGTGTGCGCACGCGGCGCTGCGAACGATGGCGGGCAACTATATTTCCTGGCGCAGGATATTCAGCGTTCGTCGTACGAGATCACCATGCCGTGGTACTACGAGAATGACGCAGCGGGCCAGCAGCTCTATGTTGGTGTCAAGAACCTGCAGGGCGGGTCGTTTACGTTTACGCTCGCCAACCTGCGCGTGGAGAAATTCGCATGACGTACAAGACTGGGTCGTTCAATTCGGCGGTGGACGGGGCGATTACCCTGCTCGGGCTACTGGACGCTGATCTGGTGGCCAATGGGTGGGTGAAGGTCGAGACCTCGCTGGTGAGCGGGATCTACACGTGGAACGTCTACGAGTCTCCTGCGGCCAGCAACTCTTTGGGGCAGAAGTTCCACGTGGCGCTCGGGTATCGGACGGCGCTGACCAGCAACTTCGTGTACACGGTTTTTCGGGACTGGGATGCCACGAACAACGTGGCGACCGGGTTCTCACCAGCCCGCTGCGATTCCGGGTTTGGCGCGATGTCCACGAACTACGAGTTCACGAGCACAGGTGGGACGCATACAGGGGTCAGTCGCCCGCTGCCTGATGGTACGAACCACGCCAACATCTATGATTTCACAGAGGGTCTGGGGAATTCCTATGGTACGGGGACGAACGGAACGACTCCGCCCACGTTCTCCAGTCCTCTGACGTGGACCGGGATTGTCAATGCCCCGGTGTTGGTTGCCACGGGGATTCGTACGGCCACGATCTTGTCCGGTGGAAGTGGGTACACCACGGCCCCGACCATCGCGTTCACCGGAGGTGGGGCGTCCACGCAGGCCACGGCCACGTGCACGGTCAGTGCTGGGGTGGTGACCGCGATTCAGATCCTCACCCCCGGGTTCGGGTATACCAGCCAGCCGACGATCACGTTCAATCCTACGAGCGGCGGCACGGGCGCTTCGGCGGAAATTCGCGGGGTGGCAGGTAGCTACTCGGACTGGCGCCCGGTGGTCCAGCTTCAGGTGTCCGGCGGGTATACCGGAGGGTTCGGGATTTCCGACATCGCGTTGGGCAAGCAGCCAACCCAAACCTCGGGCACGAACTACGGGGCGTACACGTTCAACGCCCGGTTGAATCCCGGATTCATGTACCGGGAGATGGCCGTCGGGAGTACGACGACGGATTACGTGTACAGCGTGACCATCGACCGCATGTACTGGTCGTTCCGGGCGAATGGCACGACGTTCATCGACTCGTACTACATCGGGGCGTACGACAGTTTTATGTCCTCGCTTGACGACCCTCTGCCGCTCTGCGGGGTCTATCTCGGGGCGGTCAATGGCAACACCACGCAGATTCAGCCTCTGACGGGGTACGGGTTTTCACCGTCCGAACCCAAGCTGAGTTCGATCACATACAGCTCCTCTTACCCGGCATTCTGTGTAAGCCCGCCGTACTCGCTTGGGGTCACCTCCGGGCAGCACTACCCGTTGCTGTGCTCACACAATAACAACGAGGGGTACAGTAACCGGCGTATCCCGGTTCGTTTCGTTCTGAACGGGCGCGGGTGGAACGGGTACAACACGAACATTTGGTGGCGCGGCATGCTGAAAGACGTGTACCTGTGCCAAGCGGGTATCAGCGCGTGGCAGGACGAGATCCAGTGGACGGTCGGGGCTACGCAGTACAACGCCGTGAAGCTGTCCAGTGGCGACGGGTTCTGGGGCTTGAAGGTCTGATCATGACGGTCCTTGTCGTGAACATGCCTACCGTGCGGGCGACGAGCACGGAGTTCGACGACCTGACGACCATGTCCGTGGTCAAGGGGCGGTACCTCCAGAAGTCGGGGTTCACGACCACCGGGCCAGTGGATGGAATGCTGGGACTGTTCGCGGTGTTTACGGCGTACCCGACGGTTCGGCCCCGCGTGCCCGAGAACCTGCGATACCCGGCTAGATCCGGGGAGTAACTCGTGGCGAATACGCCCTGGGGCTCCGGTACTTGGGGTAGCGGCACCTGGGGTGGCGTTGACCTAACGTCCAACCTGCTTCCGTCAGGGTGGATGTCCAGTGCCGTCGGCTCCCCGACGGTCACCAGCCAGTACAGCGTTACCGCCTCCGGCTGGCAGTCCTCCGTTGTAGACGGAGCCTTCCGCGTTTACTTCCAGGCCACCGTAGCGCCGACAGGCATCGCGTCTACGAACGCGTTCGGCGACCTCGGTTCAGCGTACATATTTATCGCCGCCCCTTCGGGGTGGGTGTCCAGTAGCTTCGGGACTGCTTCTCTCCACATGCGGCTCCGCTTCGGCGGAGCAGGGTGGATGTCTAGTGCGTGGGGCACGCCCGACATTTCGAACTTCACGCGCACGATCACCGCGCCTGGGTTCCAAGTCGAGCACCTCTACGGCACCCCGACGATCTACAACCGGAACCTGTTCGTCAATCCGCCCGGAGTCGTCTCGGGCGAGGCGTTCGGTCCGGTGCAGATCACCGGCGAGATCTGGTACTTCAGCGTTCCGTCGCTCGGCGTTGTCACGACGTTCGGTACGTCCAGCATCGACAACAAGAACCGCACGGTCACGACCGTTGCGTGGAACTCGTCACAGTTCGGCCTGCCGCTGTGCATCAAGGACGGCCGGTACATCCTGCCCGACCCGTGGACGAGCTCATTCTTCGGTAATCACGTCGCGCGTGATGACGTGTTCATCGCGGGGCCGTCGAGCTTCAGTTCCAGCGCGGTTGGTCAGCCGCAGGTAATCGGCCCGCAGTACATCTACCCGCTCGGCATCCTGAACGATGTCTTCGGAGAGAACAGCATTGTCTGGAACTACAACCAGATCGTGCTGCACATCAACGGGCAGATCGACAACGAAGATGAGTTCGGTGTCGGGCTGGTGCTCAATCGCAACCGGACGCTGTTCGCTTCCGGCTGGCGCTCGGACAAGATCTCGAACGGTGCGGAAGTCGTCGCGGGTGCGTGGGGCATCACCGCGCCGTCCATCGGTGCCGTCACTACATTCGGTACGCCGGACTTTTCCGAAGGCACGCGCTACCTGCGCCCGCCGGGCCTCGATTCGTTTGCCAGCGAGAAGTGGCACGTCATCTACAACGCCGCGCGGGTTGTGTATGCGCAGGGGTGGCAGAACAACAACGCGTTCGGCAGCTTCACGCACGAGCTGAAGAACCGGTTCTACGACATCCCGCCGGGGCCCGACGCAGAGTACGGCACTCCGTTCGTCGCGCCGCGCGTCCGCACCCTCGGCCACTGGTTCCCGTCGGCCGGCGACGGAGTATCGGTCAACGTCGAGGTGCGCCTCGGGACGAACTTCATCTACCCGTCGGGCTGGGAGGAGTACCGCACTTCTGCCACGTACCTGTACATCCACAAGAACGAAGCGTTCGTCTGGGGCATGCCGCCGCCGGACCCGCAAGTGTCCAGCGACGCGATTGTGCTCAACCGGAACCGGTCCTACACGATCACGGCCGGTTTCCAGAGCGAGGTCGGGCAAGCCAAGATTGAGCTTCTGAAGCGGTACCTGACGGTGATCCCGTGGATCAGCTCCGGCGTCAGCCGAGAGCTGTCGATTGCCGACACCGACCGTACGTTCTCGATCCCGTCGCTGGGCGCGCCGCCAGTCATCGTCACCACGCACAAGGTCGAGTACACCAGCATCACGCCGAACGTGACGCGTACGGTGTGGCCACGCCCGCTGCCGGAGTATGCCCCGGGCATCACGGGCTACACGACGTACGGCCAGCCGGAAGTGAGGTCGAACTCGATCTTCCCGTCAGGCATCTTCTCGCAGGTTATCGGAACGCATCAGGCCAAGCCGGTCGACCAGACGATCTTCCCGTCTGGCTGGACGATTGTGAACGACTCGCGCTTCGGTATCGCCAAGCTGAACCGCACGCAATACATCATCCTGGACGGCGAGGCGGACGACGACAACATCGAGACGTCGGAGAGCGCTCACAACGGTATCGAGCCCGGACCCGTGGGGTGGCCGCGCTTTAACCCCCACACGGTATGGGCGAGGCTCGACACGCCAATTCAGGCGAAGCTCAATCACCCGGAGTCCGACGACTACCATATTCTCGACGGATTCACCAAGTGGGGAGGGCTTACCGGCGACCCCGTATATGGGTGGCGCGCGCCGTCGCAGCTGTACGGCCGCCCCTTCCCGTGGGTCGACCACAAGAACCGCACCTTCACCGGCTGGGGCGGCATCGAGCCGCCGTTCATCCCGGTCAGTGAGGGGGCGGCGGTCATCCTGAAGCGCCGTGTAGTCCGCCCCGGCACCTGGCGGAGCGACCGCTTCGGGGTGCTGCACGAGATCATCCCGCACGGGAATCTGGCGCAAGCCGTCGGGATCCCGCCAGCCATCGTGGCGCTGGACTTCATGGGGGAGCCTCTCTACAACGTCACGAACCCGGTCGTTCGTTTCGACCCGATTCCGCCACCGCCACCGCCGGTCCTCGGCGACATCAACCAGAGCGTGGTTCCGAGCGGGCTCCGGGTCGAGCTGTTCAACCGGACGGTGTTCCCGGGTCCGTTCGTGTCGACCTTCCAGAATTGGCACTTCGTGGACGGCGAGGAACCGTATCTGGAGTTGCCGACGGCAGACACCCAGCCCCCAAGCAAAGGGTGGGTGTTCTACGCTGGGCCGAAGATCCCGCGCCAGATCCAAGGGTGGAAGTCCGAGGCCATCGGCACCGCCATGATCGCTTACCGGATCCGGCACGTCCTGCCCGATCCGTTCGACGCGTCGGACATGGTGTATCGCACCACCCGCCTGCAGGATCAGATGCGAGTTTCCAACCGCACGCCGACGACACACACGTCGAATTTCCCGCCGCAGTTTATCGGCGTATCCTCTCAGACGGCCTTTGCTGCCGGTGTGCCGGACATCTATAATCGCTCTCAGTTCGTGTACCCCGACTGCATGTGCGTACACGGAAAGGGAATTCCCGACGTCGCCCATGGCTGACATCAAGCTGGCCCCTTTTCTGGGGATCGACACCGAATCGTCAGAGCCCGTAGATGAATACGGGCTTCTTGACGACGCCGTGAATGTCGACATCAACCGTGACGGCACCCTCGCGCGCCGTCCCGGTCTTTCGTCGTTGTACGGCAGCGGCGTCAGCAGCGTCTGGGGCTCCCCCGCTCACGGGCAGCTGTTTGCTGTCCTATCTGGCACTCTTCGGCTTTTTGATGTAGCTTCCAACACTCTCACGCCGCTCGGCCCCGTAGGGGACGTCGACGTGGAGTACGTCGAGGTCAATGGCGAGGTCGTCGTAAGCGGCCTCAACACCCTCGGCGTTGTACGTGGTGGTGCATTGGAGGGCCTGGGTGTCGAGGAGCCTGCTCCTCCGCTGGTTGCAGCGGACACGGACGGCGGGCTTGCCGGGGGCCGGTACGGCGTGGTGATCACCTTCATCGCTGGTAACGGTGAAGAGAGCTCCGCTAGTGACGCTGTGTTCGTCACGGTTCCGGAGGCCGGGGGACTCGAAATCCAGGCCCTCCCCGTGCCGCTCGAAGCGAAGGTGTCGAAGATCCGCATCTACCGCACGGGTACCAACGGCGACGTGTTCTATCAGGCTCAGGAAGTGAGCCTCCCGCACTCCGGCGCGTTCCTCCTGAACCCCACCGCTGTCGGGCGCATGATCGACACCCGCGGTTTCGAGCGGATGCGCAGCGGCATGTACCTGCGCTACTGGCGCGGCCGCATCATCGTGGCGCGTGGGCGAAACCTGTATTTCAGCGAGCCGATGCGATACGGCTTGTTCGACCCGCGGCACGGCTTCGTGCAGATGCCACAGGTCATCACGTTCCTGCAGCCCGTCGAGGGCGGCATCTACGTCGGCCAGTCCAACGGCGTGGTGTTCCTTCAGGGCACCACTCCGGATAAGCTGGCGGTGGTGCAGACCGGAGCGGCCAAGCCGTTGCCGGGCTCAGCCACTGAGATTGGAAGCAGTTCGTTTTCGCTGGAAGGTGCGAAGGCGTCCGAGAAGTATGCTGTCTGGGTCGGTGCGCGCGGATACGCGCTCGGCGATCCGGGCGGCAACGTGGTAGAGCCGCAGAGTAGGCGGCTCGCCGTTCCTGTCGGGCAGCGCGGCGTAACGGTCGTACATAACCGCCGCCTGACCACCCTTGTAACTTGAACCCCGAGGTATAGATGAAGCAAATTCTTAAGCACAAACGGGAGTTCGCGCAGGACTTGCAGGACGGCGCGTACGAACTCACTGGCAGCGGTATTGTGTTCCCGCGCAAGAACGTCCTCATCAGCGGCGAGTATTTCCACGCCGTGAATGGTGAAGACCTTCAGGTGGACAAGAACCTGATCGTCGATCAGGGCATCCTGTACATCCTGGGCGCTGCGCTGGGCGCGACCGCGAAGATCACCACGTGGTACCTGGCCCCGTACGCAACGGCGATCTCGCCGGCTGCGAACTGGACCGCCGCGAACTTCACCGCGACCGCTGGTGAGATCACGTCGACGACTGAGGGCTTCTCGCAAGTCACGCGTCCGACGTGGACCCCGGGCACTCCGGCGACGAACATGATCGACAACCTGTCGGCGATGGCGGACTTCTCCATCGTCTGCACGACCTCGGTCATCATCAACGGCGCTGGCTTGCTCTCGTCGAACACCCGTGGCGGCACGACCGGCACGCTGGCTTCGGCGGGGCGCTTCGCGACTCAGCGTACGGTCTTCAACGGCGACACGTTCCAGCTGGGCTACCGGGTCACTCTGGCCGGGGCCTAACCCGGCCAGGCCGTGAAGGTCTTTGACGGCTTCCGGCTTGGATCAGACAGCGCGCTTTCAGACGCGGAGGTTCTCGCGGCGAAGAAGCTCGCTGTCGACACTCGTCTGGAGGCCCACGCCCGCGGCCTGAATCAGTTTCGGAAGTACGTTGAGCTGCCGAACGGCGGGTATGCGTACTCGCTGAAAGCCGGGGACTACCTGAACGTTCATGTAGTCCCCGGTGCACGTCCGAAGGAGGAAGACGAGCAGCAGGTCGAGTTCGCCATTCCCGACTTCGGTTCCGGGTGGGTCGTGGGTGGCATCATCATTCCCACGCGCGTGAATGGCGTCGGTCCTGAGATCGACATGACGGACTTCCGCGCCACCACGCTCGCAGCGATCCGCCTCGGCACCACTGCCACGAAGGTGCGTGGCCCGCGTTATGCGCTGGAGCCCAGCGACGAGCGTAGCGACCTGCGCAACCCCAATGAGCCTCCGCGCTTCTCGCAGTACGTATACCTGCGTCCCGCCATGTACAGCGGCAAGATGCAGAAAGTGGCGCAGCTGGTCCTCGGCTACGGCAAGCCGAAGAAGCCGAACGTGTTCTCTCCGTTCGCGCGTACCGTCGCGCGTGCGGCCGGGCTTACTGAAGCTACGGACGAGATCAACGATGCGTTCCGCAACGGCGTGCCGATCAAGTACGACAACCGCTTCTATCGAACGCACGGCATCACCGTAGACCCAACTGGTAAGTGGTGGATCATCGAGATCAGCGGGCGCGGTATGCACGCCATGCCGATGCCGTTCTGGCCCGGTACTACGCTCGCTGCGTTCAAGGACCGGGCGGAGCTGATCGACAGCGAGATCTATAACGCCATCGCAGAGTTCGGCGGACTGCCGAGCGGAGACTCACTGCCGCTGGGTGACGCGTTGTTCAACTGCATGAAGCGCGCGGGATTGATCAAGGAGCTCGCGCCCGCATCGCGCCTGACGAACTTCTACCGGCTGTCGCCGTTCAGTTCGTCGATGGGCTGGGCGATCAACGCGAGTGGCACCGAGGCGCACAACGTAGCCTACGAGTACGACGACAACGGTATCCCCTACTCGGAATACTGGGCTGCGTCTTTCTCCATCGGCAGCACCATCGCGCCGCAGAACGAAGACCACCCGGACCTACCCGCGCTGCGTACGAAATTGAACGGCGCCACCGCGCCCTCCGCGAAGTACAAGGAGTACGTCATATCCAAGTTGCCGTACCTGAGCAACAGCGAGTTGCTGAATCTCGGCCGCTCCGTACTGACTGCACAGGAAGCGTTCGATGCGTGCGACGGTATCGAGATCAGCCGCGTGAACGGTATCGGCAACGTCGCGATGGTGAAGCGCGCGACGTACTGGTACCCGTCGATCAACTACTCGATGATGAAGGTGCACGAACCGCTGATCGGCGGTTTGCTTTCCGTGGATATGCGGCGGCTCGGGTATCAGACAACGGATAACGTTCCGACGGTGATGGACGCGATCATGAATGTCCACTTCATCGACGACGAGATCAAGTACACATACTTCTACTGGGACCGCACCACGGAGTACGTGAACGAGGACGAGAACAACTTCGAGCCCTGTATGCTGGCGGGCAACTACTATCAGTACCTGCGTTCGGGTAACAGCGCGGTGCCGCCGCTCATGTACACGACGGATGTCGACGTGCGGCGTCGCTTGTCACCCACGGAGACTGAGCAGACGATCACCAGCCGGAAGCTGGATGCAATCATCGAGTGGCACTCACTGGACCCAGCGTTCCTCTCGCACGGCGTTGGCTACCGCGACCACTACTGGGAAAAGAAGTTTACGTACGAGACGACGTACGACCGAGCGCGCGGCGCGTTCGTGATCATCCCCGGGGGTGTGCGACACGGCTCGTTGATACTCACGTCGGAGAGCCGCTCCGGAATGCTGAAGGGGACGCAGTACACACTGGTGTCGCGCACAGATCCGTGGTCCTACTGGGGTCGCGTGCTGTGGGCAAACCGCGACGTTATGGAGCAGCTCGGTTATCTACCGATCCAAGCAGTCATCTATCCAGATGGCCCGCTTGGCGACTGCCCTGACAGGTTCAAGTTCAAGGTCGGTGGTGAGCCCGCGTACGAGCCGACCGAGTGCAGCTACATGTACGACTACGGCCCGTGGGCGGTACGCTGCCAGGAAGTTCCCCCCGGTAACGTGCCGCAGCAAGCGCCGACCGTTCCTGCCAGCACGACGGAGAACGACTTCGACCCTTACTCCTCGTGGGAGGTAACGCTAGACTTGGAGGCGCTGGAGAAGCCTGAAGTGGTGGTACGCGACGACAACCGCGCAAACCGCTGGGGCTCCACCATCCTGTGGGTCGAGGCCAGTCCCAACAAGTTCGGCGACGTCCAGCGCTGTTACGTAACCACCAACTGCCTCGGTGACGGCAATGCGCTGGTCGCCGATACCGGCCCGAACGGTTATGGCCCTGGCGTGTCACGCGGGGCACCGATTGACGAAGACATCCGGAAGCACTCTGCGTGCTTCGTGGGAGTGGTAAATGGCTATTGAAGTCTGCACCTACCAAGACAACGGCGTAATCACCGACGCTCAGTTCGTCACGTACATTCCGGTTCCGATAGAGGTATCGGGCACCCTATCGGACCTCATCCAGCCAGGCGATTCGCTGGTGCTGTCGGAGACGGGGACACTGACCGATCTGTGGTCTGAGCGGGCGTTTACGCTCGTTTCCGAGGTCGGAACCCTGTCCGATACCCCCTTTCCGGCGGTATCGGACCAGGAAGTGCTTGCCGACTCCCTACGCATGGTCGATGCGTTGTCGGCTGCGTACAAGGTGTCCCTGTCCGATACCCTGACGCCCACCGAGCTGTGGGACGGCATCGGTGCCAACGTCCTGACCGAGTACGGGACGGCAACCGACACGCTGATCCCGGCCAACCTCGGAAGCCAGACGCTGGTCGACGGCCTGGTCGGGTCGGACACGCTGTACCCCGCCACCTACGTCGTGGTCGCGGAGACAGGCACGCTCGGGGACTCCCAGCCCGCTTTTTCCCGGTCTTCGACGATTCTTACCGAAAACGGGGTTTTCGGAGAGGTTCTGGCGTTCTCTGCCGCCTCAGAGCTGCCCCTGCTGACCGAGAGTGGCACAGTAGCCGACGCTACGTTCCACACGGTCACCACATCGCCGGTCCTGGTCGACGACATGTTCGTCATCGACGTGTTCCTGACGGGGGACACCGGAGCGTGGGCGACCAACACCGACGCGTGGCAGATGACTCGGTACGTCCTGCCGGAAAGCAACAGCCTCGCCGTGCTGTCCCACGAGCGGTACATCGGGACTGCCGCCGGCCTGAGCGTGTTCGCGGACGATCAACCGGTCACGGGGGCCAAGGTACGCAGCCGCATCTTCGGCAACCAGACCGAGCGGTATGTGCTACCGCGCACGATGAACGTGGGGTATGTTAGCGAGCAACCACTCACTGTTAGAATGCTGACTACCAAAGACGGCACGGAGGCCGTGTTTTCGTACTCTATGCCCCCGAAAGTGGCCGACATTTGGGTTCCGGGTCGCGTTGCGCTCGGCCGTGGTCTGCGCAGCCGATACATGCGCTACGAAATTGAGAACACGCTGGGCGGGTTCTTCCAGATCGACACCGCAGCTCTCGATGCGGACGTCTCGACGAGGCGCGTATGACCCAAGAATTCTTCATCGACAAGGTCTATGACAAGGTCTCTGGAGAGCTCGACCGACTCAATGGCGAAACCGACGAGTACAAGCTGCTGTTCGAGCAGACCATGGCGGCGCTGGCTGCCGCCGGTCTGCCGACGCTCTCCCCGCTTCCCGTCTTTCCCGATCCGCCCGTAGTCCCGTCCGTCGGCGGGATCACCGCCACCAAGCCGTCTGCGCCTGTTCCGTCCAACATCGGCATCAACATGCCGGCGGAACCGGGCGACATCGACCTGACGAGCGAGCTCGACGCGATCATTGCGCAGATCCCGGTGTTCGTGCCGAGCGTCACCGGGCTGGAGATCCCGAACGCTCCTGCGCCGATCAACACCTCGGGTGCGCCGAGCCGGCCGGAAGTCAACACGAATCCGCTTCTGCCGGCCGAGCCGGACCTGACGCTGCCCAGCCTGGACCCGCTGGTGCCGATCACGGTGCCTGAGTTCGTGTTTCCGGAACTCCCGACGTTCACAGAGGTGCTGCCCACGCTCGACGCCACCGCCCCCGCGTCGGTGCTTGCGTGGTCCGAGCCGCCGTATGAGAGCGAGCAGTTCAACACGGTCTGGGCGAAAGTGCAGACGATGCTGAGCGGGCAGTCCGGGCTTCCGGCCGCCGTCGAGAAGGCGCTGTTCGACCGCGCCCGCAGCCGCGACGACGAAGCCGCGCTCAAGGCGACGCAAGAAGCCTTCGAAGTGTTCGCGGGCAAGGGCTACAGCATGCCGCCCGGGATGCTGGCGAAGCAGGTGAACTTCGTGCAGGAGGAGAACCAGCTCAAGGCCAACGCCACGTCGCGCGAGATCTACATCAAGGCCAACGACGTCCTGATCCAGCAACTGAACGTTGCGGTGGAGAAGGGCCTGGCGCTGGAGCAGCTGAACTTCAACCTGTTCACGAACACACTGAATCGGCAGCTGGAGATCGAGAAGACGCGGCTCGAACAGTCCATCTCCATCTACAACGCCGAGGTGCAGGCGTTCAACATCCGCTCGCAGGCGTACGCCAGCGCAGCGACGGTGTTCAAGATCAAGATCGACGCTGCGCTGACGAAGCTGGAAGAGTTCCGTGCGCGCATCGAAGCGCAGAAGGCTTTCGGGCAGCTCAACCAACAATTGGTGGAAACCTACCAAGCACGACTGCAAGCCGTGGACACCAAGGTGAAAGCGTACGCCACCACGATGGAGGCTGCGAAGGTGCAGACCGACATCGCGAAGGCGCAGATTGAACTCTACAAGGGGGACATCGAAGCCTATGCCACTCGTATCGAAGCTGACAAGACGCGGTTCCAGGCGTACGAAAGTCAGATCAAGGGAGAGGCGAGCAAGGCCGGAATCCTCGAAGCTGAAGCGCGGGCATACGCTTCCCGCGTACAGGCCATCGAGACTGGTGGCAACCTGAGCATCAGCAAGGTGCGCGCGAAGATCGACAACGCGCAGCAGCAGACGCAGCGGTACATCGCCAAGGTGCAGGCCGAGCGCGAGCGTGTCGGTGCGCAGGCGGATCAGTTCCGCAGTCTCGTGGCGCTGTACAGCGCAAGCGTGCAGGGCTACTCGACCGAGCTGTCGAACAACGTGGCGTTGAAAGAGCTCGACATCAAGAACGTCGAGAGCAACCTGCGCAACGCCATCTCGCGCTACGAGGTCGAACTGAAGAAGTACGACGGCGAGAGCAACCGGATCATCAAGCTCGCCGAACTGAATCTGGAAAGTCTCCGGACGATGTCCCAGTACGCAGCGCAACTTGCCGCAGGCGCGATGAGCGCACGCAACCTCGGCATGAGCGTGACCGGCTCGGGTTCGGGCTCGGACAGCACGAACGTCTCCACCAGCTACAACTACAACTACTCGTGAGGAGTAGATGAAAAAGATCCAGTCGAACATGTCCCGGGACTTCCAGAAGAAGTCGGCCCTTCGCGCGGCGTTTGCAGACGGCGGTTCCGTAGCCGTCGTCGACGCCGTCAATCAGATTCGTGCGCGGCAGCGCGCGATGTCCGAAGCGGACCCGGGCGGCACGGTCATGAAGCCCGCGGTGCAGCCCCTCATGTCTCCGACCGCGACTCCGCCGGTCGTGGCTGCGCCGCAGCCTGTGCCTGTGGCCCCCGCGCCGCAACCGCAGCTGCCGCCGCCCGCACGGGTATTCGGCGTCCCGCTAGGCGGCCCAGTGGGTACTGGATTGCGCAAGCTGGGCTTCGCCAACGGCGGCATGGCGACGAACACGTACCTGCACCGCACGGACAAGTACAACCAGACCGGTGACCCGGCCGCTTCGATGGCGGACGGCGGCGAGGTGCGCGGTCCGGGTGGCCCCCGCGAAGACAAGGTTCCGGCGCGCGGTCCTGGCGGCGAGAAGGTGCAGCTGTCCGACGGCGAGTACGTGCTGCCCAAGAAGACGGTCGACGCGATGGGCGGGCCCGAGGAGCTGGACGAACTGGTGCGTCAGACGAACGACGGCCGCGAGCCCGGTCCCGAGTTCAAAGAGGGCGTGGCGCACGCGGCTTCGGGGTGGGGGTTGAAGAAGGCGCTGAGTAACACCGCCGCCGGCGAAGCTACGATGGAGGACTTCGTTTCTGCTGGCGGCACCTCGCCGCAGCAGGGGCCGTCGCTCGCCGAGCGTACCGGTGCAGGCTTGCGGCGCGCCGTTGACGCGGGCAAGTCCATGGCATCGGACGCCATGGGCAAGGTACGCGCGACGGCGGGGCAGGCCCCCGAGGTGCTGCGCAACGCCGCTGGCAAGGTCCAGGCTGCAGCCGCGCCGGTAGTACGTGACGTCAGCCAGCAAGTGCAGTCTGTGGCGGATAACCTCCAGCTGCGTCGTGCGGGGCTCCCGCAAGTCACGGAAGCCACGATGGCGGACTTCGATGCGGCGCGTGGTGCGCGCCCACAAGCGCCTGCACTGAATCCGAAGCCGGCCGCTCCGGGACCGCAGTTCTCCAACGTCGCTGCTGGTGACGCCGCCAAGCTGGGCGACGCAGCCGCCGGCCGTACGAACGTCAGCGCCGGTCGGTTCGGCGGGCGCATGGGCGCAGTGACTGCGGGTGAAGCTCCCGCCGCGACTGCGGCCGTTTCCCCGTCCGCCCCCGCAGCTTCGCAAGCCAGCAGACTGCGCACGGGCGCGAAGTTCGCGGGCAAAGCGCTGGGTGTCGCGGGCGTAGCCGCCCCGACCATCTACGACACGTTCAATCAGGACGCGGATGCCGAAGCGAAGAAGCTCGGAGTCAACATCGACTACAACAACTACGGCATCGGTGACGCCGCCAAGGAGTTCGGTGTCCGTACTGTCGGCGCGCTACGCAATCTCGGCAGTGCGCTCACTCTGGGCTTCCTGCCGGGTACAGGTGAGGCGAGCAACTCAGCCGCGCCTCCGGCGCAGCCTCCGGCGACGCCTCCCACCGTCGCTCCGCCTCCGTTCGTGAACGATCCTGGAATCACGCGGATCGGTACGCCCGGTGCGCCCGGGGCGTCGACGTTCTACACAAACGACAAGGATCCCCAGGCCGCGCTGCGCCGCACGAACGAGCTGCCGTCCGGCGGCATCGCCATGGGCGGCGGCTACGACCTGAACCTAGCGAACGAGCGTCGTGCAAAAGCCAACGCGATCATTCAAGACATGATCGACAGCCAGCGCGGTTCGCCCAGCGAGTTCCGTGATACCTCCGCTGCGGCAGAGACGGACGCCTTCGGCAAGACTGCGGCGCAACGCGATGCGGAGTCCGCAGCGTTCAACGACAGCGTGCGCGGCGGTAACTTCATGCCGGCTGGGCTGCGTGCGCAGCGCACTGCGGCCATGGGCAACGCTTCCGAAGAGCGCCGCAACGCGGTGACCAACGCCACGGCGCGCGAGCGCACGGCGGTGGAAGCCGGGCTGCAGCGGCGCGGTCAGGACGTGCAGGCTGCGCTTGGGCTGCGGCGCGACGAGACGGATCGCCGGGGCCAGAACATCGACCTGCAGCGGGCGAACGCCACGAACCAGCTGGCTGTGGCGCGGTTCGGGCAGGAAGTCGCCAAGTCCAACGCCGAGGCGGTCGACAAAGACCTCACGACGAAGTTCGGCATCACCGACAAGTCGACGCCGGAAGAGCGCGCGGCCTTCAACAAGCAGCGCCAGCGCATCATGCTGACGGTCACCGAGAACGGCGTGCCGTGGCAGAACGTTACGGCCGGGCAGCGCGCGCAGCTGATGAAGCTGGCGGACTACGCTGATCAGGTCGACATGGACAACGCCACGTTCGCCAAGTGGGCGGGGCGTCAGGTGGGTATCGTGGCCCCGGCGTATCAGTCGGACAATCTCACGAACTACCAGAACACCGGCTTGCGGCACGGCGCGATCACCGACACGGTGACGTCGCCGGTCGGCGAGGGCAACGCAGACCGCATGCAGTATCGCGGCGTCGGCGGCCGCGGTCCGTTGAGCAACATCTACGGGCCGTACAACCTGCCCGATCTGGAGGGGACGGCGCAACGCAAGGTGCTGTCGGATCGGGAGCGTAAGTAATGGCTGGCCTCCGTGGATTCGGGGGCCTCGTCGTACCGGACGAAGAACTCGAAGCGAAGAAGGATCTGTACGCCCAAGCCCGGGCCGGAACGGAGGGCGCGGGTGGCGAGGTCGGTCGCGGGTTCACGTCAGGGATACTGGGCGGCGTAGGCGCGGGGTACCAGTCCACTGTCGGTGCGGTGCAGGAGGGGTTGGGCCTCGACCCGAATCCGGCGTACACCGCAGCACGCGGCCTGCGTGAGCGCGCAGCGTCCGCTGCCCCCACGGTCAACAAGTGGGATCAGGTGCATGGGCTGAGCGACTTCGGCAAGTACGCTGCGGGCGCTGTCGGCCAGGGCTTCGCCACCACGCTACCGGGCGTGGCGACGATGGCTGCAACCCGCAGCCCGAAGCTGGCGCTGGGGACGATGTTCCCGATGGAGATGGGCGAGGCGGTCGGCGCAGTGCGCGACGGCACGCCGTCGGACGTCAGCACGCAGGACATGCTGACCGGCTCCATTGCCAAGGGCGCGGTCAACACCGCACTCGAAACCGTCCCGCTCATGAACATCTTCGGGCGCGGCCCGCTGCGCGGCGTCATGCGTGGCGCGACGATTCCGCAGCGTGTCGGCGGCCACATGCTGGCGGAGGGCACGACCGAGCTTGCGCAGGAGCGTGTTGGTCAGGTGGCGCAGGACTACATGCAGCCGGGGAGGGACACCAGCGGCGACGCCGAAGCGTTGCGCGAGGCGTTCCTGCAAGGCGGCCTCGGCGGGGCAGGCTTCGCCGCACCGAGCGCGGCCGCGCACGCGTTGGCCGACACCGGCGCTGGCGTCAAGGACTTCATCAGCAACAAGTTCCCAGCCAAGGGCATGCCCACGCCGCTTGACGATCTCGTCGACGGGGCCAAGAACGCAGGTACGAAGCTCAAGGAGAAGTTCCAGGATCTCGGCGAAAGCACGGCCGAGATCATGGACAACCTCAAGAACCCTGACCGCGAGGGCAAGAAGTTCAGTCAGTTCACCACCGGCAAGAAGTCTGCGTCGGAGGATGCGGACGATCCGGACGGGTTCCTGGCCAAGCAGCTGGAGGGGCGGACGCTCCCCAAAGGCATCTCGCTGAAGGATCTGGCCAACGCCATCGACGACTACGCGTCCGGCGGCAAGTTCGCGCGACTGAACGAACGCGACGGACGGATGGTGCTGGAGGGGCAGGAGATCCGGAAGGAGGACCGCTTCCTCGAAGGACTGGTGGAGCTGTTCGGCGACCGTCGCAGGGCCAAGACGGTGCTGGATCGCTTCACACGCGCTGCGCAGGGGACCGACACGGCGCTGGGTCGAGCGGCGCAGGACGAGAACGATGACGTCCTGAAGAACGAGATCTCGCCCGACGTGCGCTTCGGCCTGGCCGACGCCGCGCGGGGGCGGCCGTACGTGAACGACCCCAAGGCGAGCAAGCAGGAGATCCTGACCAAGCTGGAACTGCTGCGCGAGCAAGAGCCCGACGCGATGCACCACACCGTGTCGATGAAGGACTTCTTCGAGGAGGCGGGCCGCGACGTCACGTCCGAGCACGCCAAGATCCTGAAGGCAGCGGAAGCGGACCTCGCGCAGGTGATCCGGCTCGGCGCGCAGGACCGGAAGTCCGGCTCCCCCAAGGAGTACATGGACCGCCGCGTCGCGCAGTACAAGAAGCTGAAGCTGCTGGTCGACACGCTGAAGGACGGCACGCCCGAAGAGGCGATGTCCAAGCTGCACGTCATCCGCAGCGAGAGATTCGCGTCGGATGACATCGCGGCATCCGACACCGAGATGCAGGCGTATGGTGAGAAGGCGGGCAAGAAAGGCGCGAACCTCGTGTTCGCTGGCCCGGAGGGCGACGTCCACCTGAACGCCCGCCAGATCCTCAACGTCGAGATGAAGAAGCAGCTGAAGCAGGGCTACGGCGGCAAATTCGTCCCGAAGAACGTGCTCATGTATCAAGCGCTGATGGCCGGCATCGGTAACGTCATCGCGAAGGGCCACGAGCTCAAGACCACGGTCCAGCCGGTGGTGTATCAGAAGGACGCCGAAGGCTACCCGACCAAGGCGATCCGCCTCGAAAAGAGCATCCCGCCGGAAACCATCGTGGCGAAGAACACCACGTTCGGTGATCTGGTCGCGAGCATGCGCACGTGGGAGAAAAACACTTCGGTGGGGAACACCACCTCGCCGTTCCGCAGCGAGCTCGAACAGCGGCTGTTGCCGGCGGACACGGAGTCGATGCCCATCAAGTGGCGTGTCGAAACCCTGATTGAACACGCAGCGCGCGGGTACGAGCAGCGACAGGAAGTGCTCGCCTCGCAGGACGACGTAATGGCGGCACTCGATGCGGCGCAAGGCCGGCTGGCCAACTCCAAGCTGCCGAAGAACCAGAAGGACCGGTACAACACGCTCATCAACCGCGAGCGGAACCTGTACCTGCGCACATTCGCAGCGATACAGGAAGACGACACGCTCCTGAGATTTGGCGGGGATCGCCCCGGACTGGTCGGCGATGAGGATCTCGGCCAGGAGACGATGCGCGGCCAGGATCCACAAGGACCGCGCTTCGCCGACGAATTCACCGGCGAGACTCTCGGCGCATACACCAACGAGCGCAAGTCGACGACGCTCAACGCTCCGCCGTTCCAGGGTGAGATCACGACGGTCAAGAAGGACCGGAAGCTGAAGGGCATGAAGTTCCGCCGGCAGCCCCCGGTGGAGAAGCCGGTCGGCCCCGCCGTCGCCAAGAGCTCGTCCGACGTCGTGCCGTCGGTGGACTTCGTCGAGACGAAGCTCCCGGCGCAGCCACCGACGAAGACAGCAGACGACCAGAAAAGCAAGGTACGGGTCGGGCCAGACGGCAAGACCGAAGTGAAGGTGCTCGGCCTGCCGCCTAACAAGCAGTCACAGGCCGATCTGGTGCAGCCCAAGGGCAAGGATTACGCCGCAGAAGCAGCAGAAAAGGAAAAAGGGCGTCGATTCTCCCGTGCGGACATGCTTGGGGTTGGTGAGCACACACTCACCGACGCTGAGAAGCGCGCGATCCACCAGGAGATCATCCGCACGCGCGGCACCGAAGGGCTGAACATCGCGTTCTCGACGTTCGAGAACATCGGCGGTTCGGGCTCGTGGTGGAAGGTGCTGATGACCAATCAGCGCTTCCTTGAGATCGCGTACGACATCAGCTTCTCGGACGCCATGTCGACGGGGCACCACGAAGCGCTCCACGACTTCTTCGGTGTCTTGCGCGATCCGAAGTCCACGCCGGATATGAGGGAAGCCGCGGCGGCCATCGAGCGCGCCACGGAGCTCCCGCACATCAAGAAGCAGCTGCAGGAGCTCCTGAAGGGCAAGTCCGCTGCGCTGAAGCAGATCGAGGAGAGCCCCGAAGAAGCTGCGGCGTACCTCTACCAGTTCTTCCGGGCGGGGCTCATCAAGGACATGGCCCCGGCCGCCCGTACGTGGTTCGAGCGCATCGCAGCGTTCTTCCGCGGTATCTTCGGCGCGGTGTCGACCGCCGACAAAGCCGAGCGCCTGCTGACGGCGCTGTCCGAGGGCAAGTTCGCCGAGCGCAGCACGGTCGGTGAAGTGATCACGGGCATGCGGCTGAACACCATCACCGACAAACTACGGCGAGTCTCCGGTCCGCTGTGGAACGTGGGCGACGCCGTGCTGTCGTCTACGAACGACCGGCTACGCCACACGAACATCCCAGCTCTGCGTGAGCTCGCGGATATGTTCCACATGGACCCCGACCGCGAGCGCGGGAAGCTGAAGTTCCTGCAGAAACGGGCCATGAACACCGGCAAGTGGAACTCGAAACTCCACGAGATTCTGCGGAATCACAAGCAGGAGGATCTGCGTAAAGCACTTGAGGAGCTGCAATCGCACGCGGACACCGGAAACCCGCTTGTGCGCGACATCCGTAAGTACCTCGACGATATGCATACGTACCTCTCGAAGTCAGGGGTGCAGGTTGCAGAGAAGGTGGATGTCGAGGTCGTGGATCCCGACACCGGCGAGAAGCGGACCGAGGAGGTGACGAAGTACACGCCCATCGGTGAGCGCAAGGTCAAGAACTACTTCCCGCGCATCTGGGACCGCGAGCTGATCGCGAACAACAAGGAGCAGTTCAAGGAGCTGTTGCGGCAACACGGCAAGATGACGGACGTGGAAGCGAACCACGTCTACAACTCCATTGTAGAGAACGACGAGCAATTCGAGCTGGCCGAGGGTGTCGCCTTCACTCCGTTCCTGCAAGCCGCCACGACTCGGCAACTGACGTTCATCCGCGGCCCTGTGGCGGCGGAGTTCGCGCAGTTTCAGAAGAAGGACATGGTTTCGATCATGTCGACGTACACGTACCAGGCGGTGCACCGCGCTGAGTACACCCGGTTCTTCGGAAACGAAGGCCACGTGATCAAGACCAAGCTGCATCAGGCGCGGGAACAGGGCGCTACGCCGAAGGACATCGCGACTGCCGAGAAAGGCGTCGCGGCTATGCTCGGCACGCTGGGCCACAACATGAGCCCGGGGCTGCGCAAGCTGCAGACCAACATCATGACGTACGAGAACATCGTACTGCTCCCGTTCGCGTTGATGAACAACTTCATGGACGTGATGGGCGTCGGTGTACGGTCGAACGACATGTCGGAGTCGTGGAACGCCATGAAGGAAGGCGTGCGCGGCATCGTGCGGGCGGTCCGTAAGCAGGGGCCGGATGCGCAGGAAGAGATGGCGCGCACGCTCGGCTTCATCGACGAGAACGCCGAGCTCGCTAGCTACGGCCTGTTGTACGACGGGCAGTACATGGGGGGCTTCGCGAAGAAGGTCAGCGACAAGTTCTTCAAGTGGAACGGCATGATGACGTGGAACACGCGTATGCGCGTGGCTGCGATGAATGCCGGGATGCGGTTCATCAAGCGTCACGCCGACCTGGCGATGGGCAAGAAAGACGAGCAGAGCATCCGCTTCCTGAAAGACCTGAACCTTACCTACAAGGACGTGCGGCGCGACGCGCACGGCAATCCGATCTTCACGCTGGAGGCGTGGGCAGACAAGCTCGGCAAGCCTGAAGACGACCCGGCGGTACGCGCAGCGGCGACGAAGATGCAGGAGGCGCTGTTCCGCTTCGTTGACGGCGCAATGATCCGCCCGAACGCGGCGCACCGCCCGATCTGGGGCTCCGATCCACACTGGATGCTGGTCTTCCACCTGAAGCAGTTCACGTACAGCTTCCAGCAAGTGACGATGAAGTACGTGCGCAAGGAAATGGAGAACGGCAACAGCTTCCCGGCCCTGGCGCTGATGGGCTACGTTCCGTTCGCCATGTTCACCGACGTGACGCGCTCGGCGCTCCTCGGCCGCCCAATCGACGCATCGGTAGGCGGCCTGCTGAACAGCGCGCTGCGCAACTCCGCTGTCGTAGGCACCGGCACGTTCGGCGTCGACGCGTGGAACGATGCCCAGCGCGGCTCCATCCCGGGCTCGTCCTTCGCCGGCCCCGCAGCCTCCCACGCGCTACAGGCCATGCAGACGTTCGTCGGCGAGCCGGGCTCCACGTGGGACAAGCTGCTGATTCGCTCGGTCCCCGCATCGCCGGCCGTGAAAGCGCTCGTGTCGTGAAGTACACCGTGAAGGAGGTCGACGGAGCGGAGGAAGATGAGACGATAAACGCTCTCCACAAGCTCTGCCTCCCGCACGACGAGCTCCCGTCTGTGCACGATGGCTGGTGGTGGCTCGCATATGCGAACGACGTGGCGGTGGGCTACGCATGTATGCGCGATGCGAAGAGCGAGGAGAACGCTGCGTTCCTTGCCATAGCGGGCGTAGTGCCCGAGCACCGAGGCAAGGGGCTGCAGCGCAGGCTGATAAGAGTGAGGGTGCAGAAAGCCAGACGACTCATGAAGCGCGCTGTCATCTCCTACACGATGGACAATGCGCCCAGCGGCAACAACCTAATCGCCTGTGGCTTCCGCCTATACGATCCAGACAAGCGCTGGGAAGGCGGGGATGTGACCTACTGGCGGCGGCAATTTACTTAAGCGGTGGACAGAGTCCGGCGCTCGCAGTCAAGCCGCACAAAAAAATTAGGTAAGCCCCCAGAAGCGTTTCTTGAACGCTTCGAGTTCTTCCTCGGTGGCCTCTCGTATACGCTGGCCCTGATCGTCCACGAACCAGCCTGAGTTGGAGCCGCCGATAACGAGGCACCGGAACTCTCCGGCGGCGTTCGTTTCTTTCAGTTCAAGATGCGAGTCCATCAGAACGGTCCTTCCGTCTCAGGGCGAAACTCTTCAATCGACCACGCGCCCGACAGCCGCTGCTGGGCCAGGAACGCGTTTATCTCTGCCGCGAAATGTTCTGCGAAAGCCGGAGGATCGGGTGCCCACTTCTGCTCACCTGACTTCAGCCAGCATGGCGCTTCTGTGATAACAGGCCCCGTGTCCTCGAACTCCCGAACGCGCTTTCCGATGTAGAAAGACCACATCTCTTCTGTTTCGCCGTTGACGAAGACCAACTGGCGTTTTCCGTCTGTGTCATTCAGTAGGGAGCGGAACAGATACCAGCCCCCTCGTACGGCAAGCATCATGGTCGTTGCAGTTTCGCGAGTCGTTCTTTTCGTGCCTGGCAGTGCATGCATGTGAATCGTCCCAGGTCTAGCCTAGGCTGCGGGATATCGTCGCCGCACACAAAACAAGAGCGCCCATCCCAGTCCACTGGGGGCGCTGCATCACTTCGTGTCCTCGATATCCCCCTTTCTATGTCAGCTTCAGCGATCTTTGCTGCGAGCTCGAAATCTTTCTCGTCCATACAGATAAGCCTCTGTCACTACGATTGCGATGAGGATCGACGTCGTGACGATCCGGTAAGTGGCAGAGACGACTTTTGCAGCGAGGAAAACATTTCCTGCGAAATGCATGTACGTATTCCCGTTTGTGTACGAATCCAGTCTGCCAGTTCGCGGCGCGACTGAATCAACATCATGTACTCAGCGGGCGACACTCCCAATAGCCACCGGTCTGGCGGGATAACAACCGCTCCGTCGGGAGAGCCGACCACCACGAATACCGTCCTGCCCTCAGCGCGACGGCTGAGCAGCCACAGTTTCTGGTTCTCGGACAGGTCCGGAATTATCTGAGCGTGTTTTGGGATTTTGGGGACGTACTTGTACTCTATCCAGAGATCGCCCACGTTCCCCGAGTACCACACGTCGGCGGTACCCGAGCGATACGGGTTGTTCATCTTCTCGCAGTGCACATCGGAGAGGTACCGGTGCACCGAGCTGATGAACACGTTCTCTGGTTTAGATGCCAACCACGATCTCGCGTAGGCGCTCTTGCAAGTCTTCAAGAGTGCCGTTGTTGTGTACAACGAAATCGTTCTCACCTTCCTGCACACCACCTTCCGACAGATGACCGTGGACGGGCTGCGCAGCGTTTCGGCGTAGATGAATGATTCGACCGCCGTAGCGGCGAATCCATGCTGCTTCGTTTTCGAACCGGCAATCGGTAACGATCATGCCGGGCCCTTTGCTCATCAGACGATCCGTGGCCAGAGTCAGCCAGAGATTCTCGTCGACGAGCTGCCGACCCCACTCGGTCCCGAGCCACTGCATCATCTGCCGCGGGCTCTTGTTCCCGAACGCGGGGATCGGATCTTCCTTGCGAGGGATCCAATACTCGTCAGTCATGTCGATTCCCAAGCCCGCCTTCAGCATGGCCCGAATCGGGTCCGCGAATGCGTAGCGGTAACCGCCAGTCATGGCCAGAAGAAAAGCCGCAGCGGTGTCCTTACCGCTGCGCGCTGGCCCGGTGAGGCCGAGTAGTGGAAATCGCATCATGGTGTAGCGGGCCTCTTGCTCTCTACTTTGGCCTTGTCGTAATACTTCTTCGACGCGATAAGTGCGTCTCGGAAAGCATGCAGGTCGTTGAGGAGAGAGTTTAGCTTACGAAGCCGCGACTGATACGTGTCGTCTCCTTCCGCACTATCGTAGAAGCTGAAATCGAGGCTGACTGACCTGGAGCAATCCGCCAGAGACAGCGTTGCGTTCTGGCTCACGTGCTCGCCGTGAACGCTGACCTCGACTTCCGCTTCGATGTGTGCGGTGCCCTTTCCTTCATTCAGGAAACGGCGCACGTACATGAACTGTTTATCCATATCACTTCTTGTTGTGTGCAGCCCAAATCAGCTGCAAGTGGCGGGCCTGATCCCGAGCGTCGTGCAGCGCGTTGTGCGCTACCGAGCCTTCCGCGCGAGCGTACGGCACGTCCGGGTACAGGTTCTTCATGGTTCGGTAGCACCGCTCGTTGTAGAACTTCCACGGTGCAGCCACGTTCACGTCGTTGAACGCGGAGTTCAGGATCGGGATGTCGAAGCTGGCTCCGTTGCTCCAGACCAACACGTCCTGCTGCGGTACGAACTGCGCGAGGCTGCTCAGCGCGAGCTCCAGCGACATACGCACGGGCTCTTGGAACACGGCCTTGGCGTCTGCCGGCTGAGTCATCCACCACTCCAGGGTACTGCCCTGAACGCGGCGGTTATACCGGCGCAGCTGATCGTCGATACTCAGCGCCGTGTAGAACGGCGCGGAGATCTCTTGTTCCGTGAACAGAACGGCCCCAATGCTCAGGATAGCTGCACGGGGGTCCGTGCTAAGCGTCTCCAGGTCAATCATCAGATGAAGCATCTGTGTCCTTCGGCAGGCAAAAAAAGGGCGGCCCGAAGGCCGCCCGAAACCGACTGCTTAGCGCTGCACCCGAGCCGCTGAACGACCCGGACCGCGCGGAGCAACGGGGGAGACAGCTTCCGCAGACTGCGGAGCCGGAGTGTACTCCGGTTCCGTCAGCAGCCGGGAGCGCGCTTCTTCCATGCGCCCCACCGACGCTTCCAGCTGCTCGTTGGGCTTCGGTGCACCGAAGCGCAGCGACGGGTAGTCGACCTTCGGGTCGAACCCGATGGTGGTGACGACCTTCACGGGCGGCGCTCCGAACGACGACGCAACGCTGGCGACGTACGTATCGAACGCCTTGATACCGGTCGGCGACACGGACAACAGCCAAAGCGGCGTGTCTTCCTTGAAGTCGACCGGCAGGATCGCCAGCAGCCGCGTGTTCTTGCACGCTTTGCCGTTGCCCTGCCGCGCGCTGCCGTACTGGTTCTGCGAGCAGACCGAGCAGCTGTCGGCTTGCTTGTTCGGACTGTTCGCGCTCGGACGAAGCTGAGACACGTCCTCTCCGAGCGCGAAGCAATCGGGAGGAGTCACCTCATCGCGATTGAAGCTGCCGGGGTAGTACATGTTCGCCGACACGAAGTCGACGATGATGGCTTCGAACGGGCCCTGCGACTGCGTGCCGTCGGGGAACTTGAACAGCTTGTTCTGCGTGACCTTGATGCGATCACCCGAAGGCTTGGCGATCTTGTTGGCAAGCTCGGCGGCCTTCCGCGCGAGAATTTCTTCGTAGTTAACGATTGCAGTCGTCATAGTTCCTCAGAGAGACGTGATGCGGACGGAGCGCTTTGTGAACGGAACGACGCCGGGGATCGTTCCTTCCTTCTCGAAAATCTCACGGCACCCGTTGACACTAGGCCGACGGTCGAGAAGGTGAAAGTGCTTGTGTCGCCAGATGTAATCCCAGAACGCGTCCCAATCCTGGACACTTGGCTTCACGCTGTCATAGACCGATGCGGTAGCGAGCGAGCCCGTGGACTTGGACACGCCCTGCTCTTCCATCAGTCTGATGAGAACCTGTTCGGCGTCAGCGATCTTTTTCTCAATCTCGCTGACGACGGCTTCCTGCTGGCGCTTCTCTGCTTTAAGGCGCTGCAGGTTGTCGATCTGTTCACCGACGGTGATCATTGTTTCCTCCGAAGAGGCGGTTGAGCGATTGCCAGATCTGCCGGCCTTGCTCTTCGGTGATGACCCGCTCGCCGTCCCCGAGGTCAATGGAGATCTTACTGGAGATCGCCACATCGTGTCCGGTGGTCGCTGCAAGGGCTTCCGCTGCATCCGCGGCTTGCTCTTCCGGCGAGCGCGGCAGGTACAGCCACCCGGGCTGGTTCTCGGTAAGCAACCGGCGGCTCAGGACTCCGTCGCGCCACAGGTGATGCAGCAGCGCCGAGACGTTGCCGATGGAGCCGAACATTTCCCGGTTCATTTCGTACAGAGCCCGGGGGGTGCACCCAGCTTCGCCGGCGGCATTCACCAGCATGGCGAGTGTGTTGGACTTACTTGGAGTAGTTTTTCGCATATGCGCCTTCGGCATTGATGGGTAGATCAGCAGCCCAATCGGGCGGAGTTTTCATAATCTCCAGGCCGAAGGCGAGAGCTTCCTCTGCTTCGGCTTCCGGAGCCAGGTACACCACCTCGTCGTGCGTCATCATCACGACGCGGTAGCGTTTCGAGATCGAGAGCATCTGATCGGCCACGATGCAGCGCGCAAGGGCCTGAACAGCGTTCTCGGTTAGCAGTCCACCATACAGTTTGGTGGTGACGTTGCGTGCGTTCGTATACGAGCAATCCACGTACCGGTTGGTCCACTCACTCCAGAACCCGGTAAGGCCGTCGTAGTGAATCGCCAGCCCCGACGGAAGAAGCATCTTCTTGTCGTCGATACCGATGGCTTTGTACTGGATCTTTTCTCCATGGATCATGTAAGGGAGAAGTGCTTCCATCTGCTTCCACAAGCCGGTGATGGGCTGGTTGAAGTCACGATAGATGTTCACGATCCGTTGGCATTCGGCAAGACCCAATTGCACTGGATTGAATGGGTCTGTGGCGAGGGTATCTTGCAGCTTCACTGCACCCATTCCATATCCAAGCGCGAGAACGCATATCTTGCCCAGCTGCCGCTCATCCTTCGTCACTTCATTCACGGGCTTGTTGTAGATCTGCGCGGCCATGACTTTGTACAGGTCAGGGCCGACACCAGCATCGTAGTCGCGGAAGATCTGCAACTTCGGTTCATCTCCAGCAAGCCATAGGTTGGTGCGGGCTTCGATCTGCGCGGAGTCGATCACCACCAGCACGTATCCTGGTGGTGCCTTGATTGACTTGCGTAGTTCGCCTCCCCGCTTGAGGTTCTGCATGTTCATCTTGTTGCCTGCAGACCACCTAGTGGTGTGAGCGCCGCAGTATTGCAGCAGCACAGGCAAACGGCAGTTGTTCTCCGCAGCTTTCAGGAAGCGTACGGCTCGGGTTTCACCGATGGTGGACTTCACAGCCATGCGGGCCTCGATGATGTCCTTCAACGGTCCAGTCACCTTGTCTCGGAGAGCAAGGAACCCGGCATCTTTCTTGGCCAGAGCCCACGTCTGCTTCCCTGTAGCCGGGCTCGTCTTCATGGGCGGGTCTACTCCGTACTCCTTCAGGAGATCTGCGAACTCCTGATTGGAAGAGAGCTGATCCGCGCGTACTCCAGCGCGCAACACTTTAGCTACCTTCTGCCCCACTTCACGTTCCAGCTCAGCTTCCACGCGAGGAACGTCGACCTCCAACACGGGGTCGCAGAACATCCGCAGCGTCAGGTCGATCAGCTCCAGCTCCTTCGGCGGAATCTTGGGGCGCAGGTGCCAGTACGCTTCCCGCATCAGCCACACGTCGTGTACGCCATACTCAGCCAGTGCTTCCAGCTCGGCTTCTGTCAGGTCGCGCTTGTCCTTGATGTTTTCCAGCTTGCCCTTGATCTTGCCGGGCAAGCCCAAGCGCGCAGCTACTGCTTCCAGTCGGTGCAGTACGTTAGCGCCCCAGTGGGCGCGCGACATCAGCATCGTGTCGGCGTACTCTGCAGGCACCTTTCCGTAGTGGTGAGAGAGGATGAATCCATCGAACGCGGTGTTGTGGCAAATGAGTCTGATGTTCGACCAATCCCACTCATCGAAGATCTTCTGCAGCGATTCCGTCGAAGCCCACTGCAGCTCGCCGTCGTTGAACGCCCATTGCACCATGTGGGCCTTGAACAGGGGGTCGCGAATGTACTCGCTGGTCGACATCTTGCTGCTGGAGAGGGTGTACCCCTTTCCGTAGAACGTCTCGAAATCCAGGAACAGCTCGTTATGCATAGTCGACAGTGCCGTCTGTGTGTTGGTGACGGATGGTGGCTCCCGCGGCAGCAAGGCGCATCTTGGCGGCGGCCATGTCGTCGCCCAATGCGAAGATCTGATCGTCGAAGGTCACACTGTTCACCAGAAAGTCTTGTCGCGGGAACACGAACTCCACACGGTTCCCTTTCGCGACCTCTCGCTTGACCGTTGCGATTAGAAGTTCGAACGACCTCAGCCGCTGCTCTGCGGCGTGCTTTGCTTTCAAGTGTGCGATTTCAAGCTCGATCTTCAGTCGTTGAATTTCGGCGTCTTGGTTCATCCGCTCTCGAACCAGATCGAGAGCGGCATTCACGATTCCAGCTGATCTTCGTTCCACGAGAGCACCGTTGTCTTGAATCCACGCGCTGCGAAACGCATCGCCATGGAGGCAGGATCACCTTTGTAGAAACACCGCTCGTTCTTCACGGCTCCGTAGTAGTTCTGGCCGCGGACTACGGTTTGTCCTTTTGGCCCGCACGAAACAATGACTCGGTCAATCCCACTAGCGTGGAGTGTCGTGCATTGGACTTCGAAGTTCCAAGCTTCTGTTTCCATCGCTCTGGCAGTTCCAGAAGGGTGAGTAGATCCATCTGCTTCGTGTCTTTCTCCTGCAAGCGCAGAGCCACACGCTCTTCGATGGTGCCGGGGGCAACCACGACTATTGTTTCCGTCTTGTCTTTCTGGCCCGCACGATAGATACGACGGTTGCCTTGGAGCCAGTGTTCGAGGTTATAAGTCGGAGATGCCCAGATCGTTGCCGTCCCGCGCGTAAGTGTGAGTCCGTGGGCGGCCGATTTAGGGTGAGCCAGAACGACTCGATAGAAGCCGGACTGGAAATTCTTGACGGCCTCATGGCGTTCTTTATCCGTCGAATGACCGTCGATAACCACGTATGTAATGCCACGGCTGTCGAACTCCTTGATGAGTTGGTCGCGTTGGTGATTCCACTGGAAGAACACGACGCTGTGCTTTCGCTCTTCCACCAGATCTGCCACAAGTTCGTATCGACCCGGATCCACCTTCGAGTAGTTACCCGAGTTGTCGTATACCGCACCGGATGCGATCTGCAGCAGCTTGGTCATGACTGCTGCTCCGTTGATTGCGTCCACGATCTGGCCGCTTGCCAGCAGCGCCACGGCATTCTCTTCCATGTCCTGATACACGCGCTGCTGCGCAGGGGGCATGTAGTAGTTGATCGGTCGCAACACGTTCTCCGGGATATCGATGCAGTCCTCGAACTTGTGCCGAATCGTGATGTCCTCGATCAGCTTGCCCACGATCAGCTGGATGTCCTTCTTGTCCACCCACTTGATCATGTTCGCCCGAGGACCGACTTGCTGCGGCTCGCAAGCGTTCGCGCGGAAGGCGTAGAACGACGTCCCGAGTCGCTGCCCGTCGTCCAGGATGTTCACCTGATTCCACAAGTCGGTGATCGCGTTGGAGCTGGGCGTACCGGTCATGTTGTGCCGGTACTTGAAGTATTTCTTGATCTTGTTCAGCGCGCGGCTGCGCTGACTGGTGTGGTGCTTGAACGCAGAGCTCTCGTCGACGATGAGCATCCCGCCCTCGAAGCGCTTCCAGAACGACGCCGGCTGCTTCAGAAGCCACTTCGTCGCGTCGATGTTCGTGATGTACACGTCCGAGTTTTCTTCGAACGCCTTGTCCCGGTTCTCTGCGAAGGCGACGGTAGTTTTCAGCGTCGGAGCGAAGGACAGAAAGTCGTCCTGCCATGCACTGCGCAGTAGGGACTTCGGAGCGAGAACGAGGCAGCAACCGCTGCCTCGTACACGTCGTGCCTGGAAGACTTCAATGGCCGTGCGCGTCTTCCCTGTACCAGGATCAGACGCGTCGAACGTCCTCTCCCGATTCAGGATGAACTGAATCGAGACTTTCTGGTGATCGAATAGGGGATACATCGGGCCCTTCGTTGGTGTGTGGATCGATGCCGTACTCTTTGATGAGCTGTTCTCGGTAGATATCGGCGAGCTCCTTATCTACCGCGCCTGTCGGCGATGGAACCCCTCGTAGCTTCGCAGCTATGGCTCGCGTGTTGTACAGACACCAGAGCTTCCAAACGGCGCGCGCACTGAGAAGTTGTTGCTTTCCCACCTTGCCTCCTGTTAGCGCCCGAGTCGGGATGTCCCTCGGGACTAACCGTAGCGTGGTTTCTCCGGCGCATACCTGAGAGGAAAGGAGTAACTCCCGTATGCGCTGCTGCGGGTTTTTCTGCACGCGCCACCACGCAGCTGGGCACGCCCCTTGCGGGGAGCAACGCTGCTTTACTTCTGGATGCCGACCTTGCAGTGCCCGGTACCTTTCGGACCGTATGGGCACCAGCGGCAATTGAACATGTTCGGGCGCGGCTCGAAGTCTGTTGCGGAGGTGATACGAATACCGCGCTCGTGGAACTTCTGCCGGAAGGTGTCGATCTCGCCGAGGTCGTACGTCTTGCTGGTGATATCGTCCTGGTCGGTGTACCAGAACTCAACGGTCACCTGTTCGATCTCAGGGTTGCGGTTAGCTGTTCCTACTGCGTACAGCTGCCCCTGCTCGGCGTGCTTCACTTCGTTTCCAGCTTTTTTTCCGGTTTTGTAGTCGATCACCACTGCTTGCTCGGGATCGAGTCGCACCATAGCGTCGAGCTTGACTCGCAGCCACACGTTGCGATCCATCCACGCGACCGGTTTCCACTCTTGCGTGATACCCCATTCGCCCTCCAGTGAGACTTTGCCCTCGTGATACAGCGAGCGCAGATTCTCGAACTCGTGCTGGAATGCCTTGAGCTCATCGATAAGTTCGACGCCTCCACGGACGAACATCTCCGCCGCCTCGTGAATCCGAGTCCCGCGATCATTCGCGTGCTCAGTCTTGCCGGGCGGAAGAGGGCGTTCGGGTTCGGGGATCTTGTCGATGTACGCCAGTTTGGCGCGGAGGGGGCATTGCTCGAAAACAGAAAGACGAGAATAAGACCACGCTTTTATCACTGAGCACCCTAGATCATCAAAAGGATCTAGGAGTATACAACGGCCCCCATCACTACGCGCAAGAGTTCCGCGTGTCGCTTCACTGCATTCGCCCCCTCTTTCGAGAGGTCGGTCACTCGCCCATTCTTGCTGTCGTATACGAATTCCAGAAACAGCCGAACGTCCTCTTGTTCCGTCGGATTGCCGGCGACCAAGGTAGTTCCGATCCCCTGTATCGCCTCGAACCAGAAGTTGGCCTCCCGGTTCTTCAGGTCGACGGAGTTCACTCCCACCCGAAGCTTGATGTTGCTCAGCCACTCCCGGCGCCGTTTCATGTACTCCGCTTTCTTGTCGGTCCATGTTCTGCGTTTCACCGGTTCGGGGATGAAGAAGCTACCGTCGGGGCGGACTTCGACGGCGTTTCCAGGAAGTCCGTAAGTGCTCACCCACTTTCTGAACTGGCGGCGGACTTCAGCGCCTGCGGCTTTGTAGTTCTGCCACAGCTCGTTCATCTTCTCCTTGTTCTGTGACCAATCCTGGGACGTGAGCGAGTTGATGAATTGCACCCGGATTCGGTGCCTCTTGCTTTCTTCCAGAACCGCTGCTGCGTACTCGGGAGACGAGATGAGCGGGTAGAAACGCAATCGGGTGTCGTACTTCACCGAAGTGACGCGGACCAGATTCACCAGGTTGTCTGTGAGCCACGCCAGCAGCTGACACTCCTTGGTGTTCGTGATGTTTGTCTTCAGCATCTGCAGCGGCCGAAACAGAATGCTGTTGTCGGACCGAATCACCGCCACCGGTATCTTATCGGCGTCATACGATGAGTAGATCTTCAGGTCTACGCCGTTGGGCATGTAGCTGAGCTTGTAGCTTCGGAAGCCTGACTTGGAAAGCCGCGCTTCTCCGTTCCGTTTCTTCACTTCATAGAACTGCCTCAGAGCGGAGTGGGTCTTCACGCCAGTCTCACGATCTCGCCGAATGGCGCTTCTACATCAGTCGTCATGGCCCACATGGTTGGCCAGGGCACGTCTTCTTCCCGAGGAAAGTCGCCGTAGCCGTCAGTCAGATAGACGACGCATTTCGGATCGATGTTCTGCTCCTTCAGCCACTTGAAAGGCGGACGGAAGTCCGTCCCTCCCCCACCCTTCAGCTCCCTCAATGCTTCGGGCATGTCCTGGCCGGGCTCGATCTCGAAGGTATGCTGAACATCGGCGTCACAGTCCACCACCACGATCTTCGCCGGGTTGACGTCGATTGCGATGGCTTCGATTTCGCCGTTGAACTGTGCAAGCGCTTCGGGGTCTGCGTAGATCGAGCCCGATGTGTCGCGGAATACAGCCAGTACGCCGACCTTTTCGCTGTCTCTGCTGGGCAGGTACAGGTCGTCGCCGATGAACCGGCGATTGGCCTTGTTCCAGCTCTCGTCGTCCCGTGCTTTTTCGCTCACGAATCGGCGCAGCTGATTCTTCCAGTCCACCACCGGTTCGAGTGCGTCGTCCACCATCTTGTCGAGCTCGGCGGGCAGCTTGCCTTGCATCTTGGCTACGTGCCGGGCCTGCGCCAGGCTCTGCTTCCACTCCGCCTCGGACTGCTTGTTGGACTGGTCCTTGCTCTGGTTCGGATCGCCCGTTCCGGGGTTGTCGCGTACTTCGCCACAGCCGCCGGGGTCGCCTCCTGCTCCTGGAGGCAGGTCTGGTAGCTTGTTGTAGATCTCTTCCGCGCTCATGTTGGCGAACGCCGGGCTTTCCAGCGCGCCGTCCGGTAGCTTGTAACGCTTGCTGATGAGCGGGTTCAGCGCGTAGTCGGCAGCCATGTTCCACTTCCTCGGCTCCCGGTTTCCACGCCGCGTGTGATGCAGCAGGGCAGGATGCATGATCTCGTGCACTAGCAGCCCGCGTCGCTGTTCAGGAGAGAGCTTGCTGATGTACTTGGGGTTGTATCCAATCGTCACCCCATCGCACCATGCCGTTTCGCACGTAGCGTCTTCCTTCATCTTCATGCGCAGCGCGAGAATCCCGAAAAATGGATCGGCCATCACCAGTTCGGCGCGGGCCTTCGTCATCGGGCTAACTTTCTGCAGGATCTGGTTGCTCATTCATCACCCTCTCTGCGTGTTCGCGACCTTCTTCGTTAAGTGATACCCACGAACCGACAGTGACGTCAGACGGATTGCCTTCGATCCAGCCGTACATGGCGAGCTCCTTGACCCGAGCTGCCACGTTTTCATTCGTGAGCCCTGGGAGCTGCTTCTGGATCTCCTTCACACGCATGCTCCAGCGTTGTGCAAGCAGGATGCGTAGAACTTCTCCGTGCCTCTGTTTCGTGATCATTTTGCGAGCATCGTCGACTTCACCAAGACAGACTGTGCTTGTTCGTCGAGCGGCTTGATTTCTGTGACACTGCGCGGTGTTGCTTTCTCGTTGTGTTTCGCGCGGATTTCGGGCGGGACGTGATCCAGTACCGTCGGCCACGCAGCGACTGCCTGCTTCAGCGTGCGGCACTGGTTCAGCGTCTCTTCGAGCTTCGAACGCAGAACGATTGTTTCCGACATGAGGCGTGAACGACGCTCCATGAGCGGGACGGCTTCGTGATACCCGTCAGTCGTAGCCGGGATCGTCCACCGCCTGTTGGTGACCTGTGGGTTGATCGGCTTGGGCCCGGAGAAGTTCACGTTCCAGGAGTATTCCCCCTTTGCGTGCGCCATCCGGGCGGTGACCACAGTCGTTGTTTCCAGAAACCCGATGGGGATTTCCTTGAGCTTCGCCTGCAGCTCTTTCGGAACGAGGGCGGCGTAAATCGCTTCCGCCGAAAAGCAGTTGCGAATCTTCTGCTCTGTCTCAGCGATCTGCTGCCCAAGCCCCTTGGTAGCGCTGTCGATGATCTTGGTCTGAAGCTCTCCTGAGAGATTTACGTGCGCCATATTCCTCCTACGTGATTGCGGCGGCGTTGCGCGTGGCCCAGTTGTTGAACGCCTTGGTGTCGGCGATCAACGGGTTTCGCGTGATTGCGTCCTTCACGCACGTCACACCGAACTCCGTCGGTAGACGGTCGGTGTACTGCACGACGCGTTCGAAGTTCGATTCTGTTGCTTTGACAGCCAGACCCGACACCGTGGCATAGAGCGTTGCGGGCTCTTCGGGGATCGGAGCACGATCCGGAGCGAGCAGCAAAGCGTCGAGATTGGGCATCTTGCGGGCGTACTTCAGGTAAGCGATGAATTGCGCAGCAGCGCCTTCACCGACGACCGAGCCGTACGTCTCGTACTCTGCGTCTTCCGGAATCCCGGCGCTTAGCAAGCGAGACATGAATGACCACGACCGCGGCGTAGCGAACGCCTTGGCGTCCTTGCTGCGCTGGGACATTTCCCGCTGGCGTACCTTGTCCTCACCGACGTCGAACTCGTTCAGGAGCGACGGCGAATAGGAGATGAAGCCGAGTACGTCGGGGTGCACGTTGTGCGTGAGCGCCCAGTGCCTCCAGTCATCGAGGTTCACTTCCACGTCGATGTGAATGAACCGGTTCCGCAGCGGCAGCGGCATTTGGTTCACGATGGCGCGGTCCTGAATGCGATTGCCGGCCGCGAGTACCGCCCAGCCTGGCGGCAGCTCGTAGTTCCCAAGCTTGCGGTCGAGTACCAATTGGTACGCTGCGGCCATTGTGCTGACAGAGCCGGCGTTGATCTCGTCGAGGAACAGCAGGCCGTTGGTGTTCTTGTCGTGCGGCAGGAAGTCCGGCGGGTTCCAGTGCGTGATGCCGTTTTCGCGATGGGGGATCCCACGCAAGTCCACGGAATCAAGCTGGCTGATACGAACGTCCTTCAGTTCGAACTTCAGCTCACCAGCGAGCTGGCGTACGAGATCGGACTTGCCGATCCCGGGCGGGCCCCACAACATGGCGGGAATCTTCGCGCTGACTGCTGTACGAAGTACAGCGCTGGCTTGTGACGGTCGCATCTATTTAGGTTCCTTGTAACGATTGTTGCGGAGAAATTGGTGGAGGTGCATGGCTACGATACATCCCATGCCTCCTCCCAAGCCGATGGGGATAACAATCCAACCCCATCCCATGTTTGCCACATTGGCAATCACGAACACTTCTGTCGTGGCCATCCCAAATGAGGTGGGCATAACCCACCACACCTTGTGGTGAACCACGTTGAGTTGTTGCAACGCCTTCAGCAGCACAAAAAGAAAGCTCGCTGCGAAAGCAAGCGCCATGTTGAAAATCACTTCGGCTCTACCTTTTCTACCTCGGCCCATGCAACTGGGTGGAAGACTCCGCCCTTACCGTCGGTACAGTACGAGTACATGCCGTCGATATTCCCAAGCCGGAGGATGAGGTCTTTCCCATACGTCCCGATATCCGGAGGCGCTCGGGTTTCTTCCACCAGTTTGAAATGGTCACCACGTGAAAGCTCGTATAGCTTCATGGGGTTGAATCAAACTTCAGGACTCCGCGCGGGGTGATGTAGAAGTCTCCGGGCAATGGAGTGAGTATGGGAACATGACGGAGAAGTCCCATGACTCCTTCCTTGTCCGTCTGCACCTTCATCAGCTCGATCTTGAAGGTATCGCGCACCACTTCCTTGCCTAGAGTTCTCACCAGGAAACGAACGTGTTCCTTCGTCTCCTTGATGTTCGGAAAGAACACTTCTCCTTCCGAGCTGTAGACACGAATCACTTTCATCAACTACCTCAGTTCTGGTTGATCGGAGGAACGGTCATGCGCCCAGAGATGCTTTTTCCTTCTCCGTTTGCGCCGAGAACGAACATTTCGCCCTTCAGCTCGCCGATGGCGATCTTCTGGACGTACATGCTGGTTCCCTCGCGCGAGTGAACCTGCAAGGTGATTGCTTCTTCCGACCGGTCGTCTTCAGCGAGGTCGCCTTCCTTGAATGTGTCGGCTTCCACTTCGCTGGATTCACGCATGTATGCCTCGACCAGGATCATGGCGAAGTCGGCGGGACGTTTCTCGTTATCTGGCCAAGGGATGTCTTCCGTGAGGGCGTTCTGGACCATCTTCATCAGAACGTCCTTGCCGCCACGCATCTCTGCGTTGAAGAACATCTTGCAGATCTCTTCGGGCAGCACGATAGCCGATGGTTTCTCCTGGCCCTCATCGAACCGCATGAGGGTGATGAAGGGCGGAATCGTGGTGTTGTTGCCGAGCTGATACTCGGCTTTGTATTGGCCAGAAGCGAATTCGAGCAGGTCTCTTGCAATGGCGTCGATACGACTGTCCATCGTCCTCTCCGAAAGAAAAAGCGCCCGGAGGCGCTTTGTTATGAGTGGGGGCGGTGCTAGTGCAATACGCCTCGGAACTCTTTCTCAGCTGGAAACAACTCAGCAAGAGTCACGAGCTGACTTCCGTGTAGAGCTTTCAGGGTGGATTCGTCTCCAGCCATGAATTCGTACACGTTCAGACGGTTGTTGTCTGCGCCTTCAGCGGTACCTACGACAACGAGCATTCCATGGATCTGCACAGGATCCAGTGCATTCAATTTCGTGAGGATGGAATGAATCTGTTCGTCCTTCGTGCCTTCTACAGGCGATATGCCGAGAGGAACGTCCTCTTTACTTTTTTTCTTCGGCACTTTGGGGCTCCGGGACGCAAGCAAGTAGCTGAGGCGAGAGATAACCCTCGTCTGCGAGAAATGATTCCACCTTCTTCTGTTGCTCTTTGGTTCCGAGGTACTCACCTTCTAGAAGAAGACGAGTGCTTGCGATTCCAGAGGCGTGCGCAAGAACTACACGGTGTCCACGAACGGTCACTTGGAGCTTTCCTGGCCAGAAAGGAAGTCCAATTTTACACGTGGAGCTTTTTTGAAGAAGAGCTTCCGTAGGCCGTCGAAAAGCAGAAAAAGAATCGCCGTTGCGGCGGAGCCCGCCAAAATGCGCGTTATCACTTTTTCCGTCCCTTCTTGGGCGCTACCCAGTTCAGTGCGGGCGTTTCGACGGGGCGCGCACGTAGTGCGGTGGTCAGATTCCCGCGTTTCTGGCCTTTCGCGATACTACCGGGACGGTCATGATTGATCCATCCCCCAGCCGCGAGATGTCCGCTTGGAACTGGTTCGAGCAGAGGTTTCTTGGGTACGGGTTTCTTTCTTTCCTTCAGCACTTCGGTTGTGGCACGAGCCAGACGGGTTGGTTTCTTGCGGGACACGGCTGCTCCTTCAGGTCGGACCGACGATACGCATAGCTGCAGCGCGTTCTCGCGCTCGGCGACGTGCCCGAGCCACCATTTCTGGTGTGTAGTTCGGTCCTATGTATACCTTGGTCGCTGCCCGAGCGATGTACTCCTCACATGCTTCCCGAGAAGTACCTCGATAGACGATCCGTTCTGTGTTGGATCGCCATATTGCAGGAGCAAACACCCGCCAGGGACGCGTCCCTTTACGCGGGGGTTTGTCGGTCACACAAGTTTCGCCAATGCAGCGTCGATGGTGGGAAACACCACGTCGGTCATTCGCGCGGAGTCTTTCACGATGGAGTCCTTAACGGAGTCCAGCGTGGTAGACGAGAGAATGGCAGGGCCGAGACGCGTCTTCAGGTGCAGGCCGTACAGATTGACCCACAGTTCCTGTCGTTGATTCAGAAGGCCGCCGGCTGCAGAGCGAGCGACTTCCAGCATCTCTTGCGCAGTAACCACACAAGCCTCTGCAGCGGCAGCTTGCCGCGCAGAGTTTGCGGCAATAGCGTCCTGCACCGCGCGACCGTCGAACTGCATCTGAAGAGCGAGTTTCTGGACTGGGTCGGTGACAGCATCGATTTGGGCTTGAGTGACAGTCATTGCGCGGGCGGAGGCTCAGGCGTGGGAGCGGGGGCGGGAACAACTGCACCGCCGGTCACGTTGCTGATGCTGGCGACGCCGGCAGCAAGTTCTTGCTGTGCAGCATCGAGCGAAGCAGCCATGGTGGCGGCTTCCGTCGGCGAGAGGCCATTCGCGGCGGCGGCGGCAAGCTGTTGCTGCAGCGTTGCGACCAGGCCCAGGACGTCGGTGACGCTCTGAGTGGCAGCGGCGACAGCAGCTTGGGTTTCGGTGATCTCGCGTTTCAGGTCTTCGATCTCTTGTGACATGGCGCTTACCTTCGAGGTGGTTGCAGCGATGAGTGATGCAAGTTGCCTGAGCGTCGCTGCGGTTTTTTCGTCAGGCTGTCCGAAAATGAGAACGTTCATGGTTCGGTGTCCAGTACCGGGTATTTTATCAAAGCGTCCCCGATACGAGCTTTCAGGGACGCTGCCGTTGTGCTCTCTTGTGCTTCGCGCAACAGCATGCGGAGCTCCAGTACGTACTCCGTGACATCTGCCACCAGGCCGTCTACGACCATCAGGTGTGCAGGAGCGGCGGGAAGTTTTTCCATGTAGCTTCTCCCATACTGGAAGAAGGTACTTGCACTCATCGGTCCGCGGACAGAAGAGATCGGCTCCGGGGGCGTTTCGTTGGGGGCGGGACTGGGGGTTTCCATTTTGTGGCTGCAGTAAGAACGTCCCACATGGTTGATCGGATCGACTGCCCAGCGAGCATGCCTTCGACGACCTTCCAGCTAGACCACACTAGAAGGTCTTCGAAGGTCCACTCTTCGAATGTCTTGTTGGGCGGCACGGCACTCATCAGTCAGTCCTTCACGAGATCGGCGGGATCAGTTGCTTCTGAGTGGTTCTTTCCGCCGTATCGAACGAATACATACACTTCGTTCTTCGAGGTAACTATTCCTTGTTCACAATCTGGGTGGTATCGCTGGCCGTGAGCATGCCCAGGAACATAGAGGACGCGCATCCCAACGCGTATCTCTGCAAGCGTCATGCTTTTTTCTCCCGATTCCGCTGTGCGAGGTTTGCTTGCAGCCGCGTGATTCGTTCACGCAGCGTCTTGTTGGTGTTCCGCAGCTTCTGAATCTCTGCCAGCCGGCTCAGGTTGTTCTTCTGAAGGTGTCGGATGGCTTCGCGGAGGATCATCTCTAAGTCTTGCTCCACGGAGAACTCCTACGGTCAGTTCCAGGTCATGCACACGCTGCTCCAAAGCAGCAGCGTGTAGTTGCAGTTGCTTGTTCTCTCGAACGAGGACGGAGTTGAGATTCGCATACCGAAGGATGACTCGCTGGGTTTCTCCTTCACAGGCGGCGAGGAGCATCTCCAGTCGGTTCTGCGGTTTCTTCTTCACCGAAAGCACGTTCCCGTATTCGGGGTCGGGCGGCACGAATTCAGGAGAAGAAGGCTCTCTCATGTCAGTCGTCCACGTGGTAGAAGTTGTAGAAACCGAAATCTAGCAGGCACAGATTCAGTATGACCAGTTCCACATGCATTTCAGGGGCATGGTCCCCGGTTGTCCGGCAAGTGAAATTTGCGCTGAAGACTGTGAGGTTGTACTTCCATCCCCAGAACCGCGGCCAGTTCCACTCCCATACTATCTGCCGCTTCCGTGGGGCGCGCATCAGAAGCTGATCCTGGTGAGTCCGGGCAGCTTCTTGAGCATCTCGGCAATTTCTGCCTCGTGCTTCTCCCGTTCTGCATCTTCGCGGGCACGTTCTTCTGGAGTGAGTGCGGCGTACCGCTTCTCCTCTGCTTCCTGCATCTCCTTCATGCGCTTCACAAGCGCTTCGATGTCGTTCATAGCTTGATGTTGTCCATTTTCGCGAGAATGGACACCAGCTTGCTGGCGTCGCCGAGATAAATCTCGTCAGTGGCTTCGTTCGCGACTTCGATGACCTTCTCGATGGCTGCGTGATACTTCTTGGTGATGGCCAGTTTCTCAGTCTCGTACTTATGCTGGCCTTCACGGTTTTCGAGCCATGCCTTGTCGACGCCCAGATGGGCGGCGACTGTGTGCGGCTCACCGCGATAGCGGAAGTCGGCGAGAATGCTGGCAACGCTGCTGTTCGCGATTGTCGGATGCAGTCGCTGAATGGCCTTGGCGATGTCGACGTTGCTGCGCTCTTCAGGTTTCTTCAGCTTGCTGATGAGCTGATGCTGTTCTTCGGTCAGGCGGGATTTTGCCTGGCCGCTCGCCTTGTCGATACGCTTTTCCATGTAGCGGATCTGCATACTGCTCAGTTTCGCAACGGGTTCTGCCTCGCTCTTTGCACGCGCCACTGCATTCTCCTTTGGTGTGTTGGTGCCGGTTACGCGACTCCGGCGTCTATCGACAGGGAGTGGAGGGAATCGGGGGATCACACCCACTTTGCAGACCGATTACGGCGGGTTACTTGGTCCGAAAACCATGAACCTTCGCTAAGAATCGATTCATGCGGGTTACTCTGTCCCGCGACAGCGTTGCACGTATGTCCTCAGTCCGGGCCCGGACTTATGAGGTGGACGGCTGTCAGGTGCCTCTTCCTTCTCTTCGGCTACCTCCTGGGGAACCCAGGACGCTAGAGATATGGGTGATGTAACGTAGATCCCACCCCACGGAGGGTTATCTTTTTCAGCTGCCCAGAGGGCAGTTTCGTGGAAACCCACAACTATGCTGGAGGCCCGTACCCATCGAAGGGAAAGTGCACCACCACACTGATGGTCACTGGGGCCGAATGCAGATGTG